GGCTAATAGTAAAAAACCCCCAACCTTTAATCAAAGTTTGGGGTACCCCCCATCTAATTTAAAGTATGAAAAAAGAGAGTCCGTCTTGGACTGTCCTTGCAATCCCTTAAACATATACATGATGGGAACTATTGAAACCAAAGCAGCTATCGCTGCACAGATCGCGAAGCTTAATGCTTCTCAAAATGTCCAACAAGCTAAATCTTGGTGGTCATCACTCACGCCGGCGCAGAAGGCGCTGGCCCTTGCTATCATCGCTGGCTCTGCTGTTGCAGCAGCCACGTACTTCGGCACCGTCGGTGCCGCCTCAGCCGTTGTTGTCAACGGCGTTGCCACACCTGGCGCAGCCATTACTACTGCTCAGGCCTTCTGGACTGCTGTTGTTGCAGGCTCCCTTGCTGGCGGTCTCGCCGGCTACCTGGCTTACAGCCACTACTCCACTGCGGATGCAGATGTGATCGCTCCTGAATTTAACCTCAACGACTAAATTATGGCAGCTATCCACTCCTTCCGCACCACGTTCAACAAGAACGGGAACATCACGATCTCCTTCTACGAAGGTACCAAGCGACGTGACATCAAGCTTGTCAAAGGCACAGCCGCTGAATTCCACTTCAGCCAAATGTTTCGTACCCACGAGCATTCTGGCGATGAGGTGGCAACCAAGGCAGCCCTCAAATACATCCGAAAGGACTACATCTTCAAGAAGCATCCGAACAACGATTCGGTCTTCTACCCAACAGCTAAATCATCCGCTGTTAAAGTATGAAAACAGCCTCCAAATGTCCAACAACACCCTCTGGGAACCCCAGTGTTTACGTTGCTCAAATGTTAAAATTTGACCGAAAACCCTCTGGGAACCCCAGTGTTTACGTTGGCAAAAGGTATCAAATCTTGATACCCCAACCAGCTGGCAGCCCAGTATCTTCGTTTCAAAAGGTATCAAGTCTTGATACCCCAAATCGGAGCGCAGCCCCCGTAAACCCTCAAAAACACGTTTTTTGAAGGCCACATGTACTACTGCTACCTATTGCTACTGCTTACTGCTGCCTATTCTGTGGTTACAGATGGCAAACATCTACCACTATCTGTGGTACTGATTGGTGTGCTATCTGTGGGTCTTAAGGCTACCTATTGTTATGTACTGTTGTACATACTGTGGGTCTTGTGGGATAACTCTGTACAGACTGGTGTTTCCAGCACGATATTAAACATACTGCTATGCTGTTTGTTGTACTGTTGCTGTGCATTCGGCATCATTTAAGTTGATTTCAACTAGATGTTTAAAGATGTGTTTATGCTCTCCCTTTAGGGGTCGAGCAACACACGAGCTGTTTGTTATTCTATATCTGGCTAATGCTGTACATACTGTGTAGCATACTGCGGGGTATAGAAAAATTAAAGTATGGAAAAGGCTATGGCTCGAATGAGCGTAACATACTGTGAGGTATGCATAGCTACTAACGCATCGCTGATGCTGCAAGCTTCTAAAGATAACACCCTTGAAGCCCAAGGTTAGGGATTGACTATTATGGCAAGACCACGTATTGACCGTAAAACCGGACTACCAGTTCGGAACAGTATGTATCGACGTATGAACGAGATGCGTACTGCACTAGGTAAGACTCTTACCAAACAAGCTGCGAACCACGAAGAGCGTATGAGCAACATACAATCTATGTGGAACCAGCACTGTATTATTAACCAATTAAACTCATAACTATGGAAGCTTTAAGACTTCAGGAGGCAATGCCTCAAATGGACAGTGAACGTATCGTACACGTTCTTACAATGCCTAAGCGCAAGCGTGGCACTACTCCTAAATGCGTTCATAGAGAACGTCATATCATTCGGGGTGATGGCTTTGTCCTTGACAATACGGCCATTAAGAGCACCAATGCTAAATACCTTACCAACTCGTGTGTCTGGGGAGCTATCTCCGGACACCTTGCCTTTGGCAATGAATTGAAGGAAACGCTATGGACCGCTTACGGGCCTATGAGTGACCGTTACCTCGACCTGGAAACCAGGAAGAAATACTTCTACAAGCAGTACAAGACTGCGGTGGAAGTATACAGAAAAGCCCTGGCATAATGCCAAGGCTCTCTGAGATTAATATGCGCAGCTTAGTTTGGAATTGGACATTCGTGTGACCCACTAATGGTTTACCTCACATATCTCTCAAAACAAATGTACTACTATTTATGGATAATATGCAAAACCTTGCATTATTTCCTCTTGAAAGGATTAGGCACGTTATTGCCATAATCCGGACCAACAGCAAAATTCTTCATCAATAGCTGGTATTGTTTGAATCGTGTATGGTTCACCATATCGTGTCTAACATAAAAAGCTTTGCCGTGCAATACAATGAAGCCACTATCTTCAAGCTCTTTTCGAGCTCTGTAAAAGTTAGGCTTTGCTATAAACTCAAAATCCTTATAACTATATTCAACGAAGTAATCAGTAGCATCGACCACAGTACGTGGCGTAAGCTTGATCATTCGTTCCAATACCTCAGCAGCTTTAGAAGATAACTTACTAAGGGTTATAAAATCAGATAAATATATACTGACTTTAATACCTCTTTGTTGTTTCTCGTTAAATAATACTTGTTTGATCATGTCATTACGGGTCATATTCAAGAATGTTTTTAAATGTCCAATGGCACAAACATACGAACATTTTATAAAAGGTATCAAGATTTGATACCTTTTTATTTATTAATCCGGTTATTCCGCACAACAATGCTAACGCAGTGGGATAGCCACAATTCAATACCTATGGAAACTACAGTTTCAACTCCGGTAATCGCGCTTAATGATGTAATCACTAACGCTCAAATGGCAGCAATGCCTAAATCACAAACAGAAGCGAGCATGAAAATCCGCTTCAAGATCACCTCTGTCCGTGCGGTCATAGACCAAGCAACGGACAAGGTCACCCACCACGAATGCAATGTCGTGTTCGGCTTTCAATTCCCTGGTCAACCAGAGAAGGCCGTATTCCACAGAGGTGTAAAAATAAGCAGGTTGCTCAACTGGAACCTGCGCAAGAATATGCATCCCAATTGTATGTATGCCGTGGGAACCACGTATCAGTCGCTGAACCTCAGCCCTGATACCAAGGCCAATCCCATACAAGCCATTCAATGGGTGGACAAAGCAACTGGTGAACTAAAGTTCTACCTTGCGTGCGTATTCGAGAACAATCAGAAGGTACCACGTACCGCCCCTGATGGTTCTACCTACTACGAATGGATCGACAGCAAACGTAGCAAGTCTACGTACAGAAGATGGAGACCTATCCGTAACACAAACACTAAAAAACAATAACTATGGTTATCATCTCTAACGGTTTCAACCGATACCAAGTCTATATGGACTCTATGAAGACCGGCAATGTTATCATTGTCGGTATCTCTGGTACGGACAAGGGCAATGCCTTTGTCAATACCCCAGAGTTATACCACAAGTGGAAGCACGCTTGCCACTACAAAGAAGTGGAAGCGCTCTCATCTGTATAGTTAAAGTATGAATAAGGGTTGTAATAATCATATTCAATTACAGCCCCTCTCTTGCACGTTCTCCCTCCCAGACATATAAATATATACTGGAAGTGGGAACGTTCTTTTTTGCCCTTCCGCTGTTAAGCCAGTGGCAGAACAATCACTAATCTGTTACCAACAGTCACGTGGACTCTAAGCACCATTATTATTATGAAAATTCAAACTTCCATCTCGAATCAACAAGTATCATTCAATTACGCAGGGATTACTATCGCTGTCAATCCTAACGAAGTGTTGGAGAGCATTGATACATTGCGAGCCTTTATTGAAGATGTAATTCCAGCAAGGCTCACCAAGGACATAGATACTACCGAGTTGTTTGACAACCTGGACAAGTACCTACCCTTGATTAACAAGGCACGTCAGGTTCTTGCTATCAAGGGCGAAGCCACCTCAACGATCACCATTTCTAAGACGGGTAAGATTTACCTGTCGTGCAATGCGCAGGATATGGCACTGGACATTCATTTGCTAATGGATATCATCGCAGACATCAAAGACCTCATCGAGGGAGATGCCAAAGAAGAAGCTAAAGCTAAACCATCCCTATCGGATTCCGACAAGAAGTATGAGGACTACCTGACCAACATCGCCAATGGAAACTTTGATGCCAATACAATATCTGATGAGGCAGATATCCTAAACCGTAAGGAAGCATCCGTTATAAACGGTGTCAAATACAACGAAGAGGAAACAGAATAAATAAACCATCAATCCCCACAAGATGAAAACCTCAACTAAAGTTGCACGCATCCTCGTGATCGTGACAATACTCTTACTGGTAACTACAATGCTGTACACACAGGACTTGTCCTATTTCTACCAAAGGTAACACATCAAATAAAACCTTACCAATGCATACATACAAGGCAATGGTATCATTTAATATTAATCTTTAATAATTAACATTATGAAATTCTTCACCAAGAAAACAGGCCAACCCAAGTTCAAAGAAGCTAAGGCGAAATGGAACTTGAAAGACAAACTGTCCAATGCCACGGTAAAAGCTACCAGCTTTGTACTGGGCGACACGCACTTCATCGTGCAGTCCATCGCAGATGGTGTAGCCCGTACCGAGGCATCCATCCTCCATCCCCTTACCGGGGAAGGCAAACCCGAGATTATAAAAGCTCGTGTCAAAGCCACGGAGATGAAACAACAATTCATCAAGCAACAGATCGATACTATGGCTGAACAGTTCAACCGTATCATCGGAGTTGTCGAGGATGATATTATTAACGATGTAAACCCAGAAGCATGATGACCCACAAACAAGGACTTGTTATGTTCATCCTGATCATGGTAGCAGCATTCATAGTAGGCGGCTTTATACAAGTCGCCGCTTTCTTTGGTGCTATCACACTACTAGGACTCGTCGTGGTAGTGGAATCCATAGCACCATTGAAATGGATGCTACAAAGAACCTCCAAGGTCGTAGATGTAATCATACTTGGTGCAACCATCATTGCTACTGCAAACCTCGGGTTAAATATAACCGCGGCACTTACAGTGGCAGGGATAGGATATACCCTGATATATGCTCCGTACATACGGAACCAGCGTGCTGTTAAGAAATCACAGCCAAAGCCCATCGGGAACACAATCAGTAAATACAAGAAGTAATTATGGATGCTAAACAAATCAAAAAGCTAAAACAGAAATTTATTTCTGAATTAAAGCAATGTCAAGTAGAACATGGTGATGTAGAATCAGATCATGCAACAGCTGATCTTATTCTTGTAGAACTACTTAATACCCTTGGCTTCGAGGATGTAACCGCAGAATGGGAAAAGGTGGAAAAGTGGTATGCTTAAACAAATAAAAAGAGGCAACAGCCTTAGGTATAGCACTACCTTCATCGCCTGGTGCCTCTTTCTTTTTGCTACAATTCCCCCAGAATGTAGACTTCATTACGGCAAATATACACTAAGTTGCTGGTAATCAAATGTTAGCATTGATATAATTAAAGTTAAATAAATATTAATATCTTTGAATATGTTATAACAATTTAAAACCATAACCCATGGGAGAAATGCTAAGAAAGGATTACGGTAGCAATGCTATCGTACCAGTCAACAACGAAGTCGTGAAACAGGTGAACAACCTCAACACGCCCTTCTCGATTCAACAACTCGGAGCCGAACGCTCCGGACACTACATCCCTTCGGACGAAATCAGTTTCGCCACGATCGTTCCCAATACCCGTGTATTGGTGGGCAACCAGGAAGGACTTGTAAAGTCCACGGCCTTTACCGGAGGAACGGCAGAGGTAGCAAGCCTGCTGGTAACAGCTGCAGCTACTGCTACAGAAAACGTAACTGTAACATTAGGTGGTGTCTCCACCAATGTTGCTGTTATAGCAGCTGATACAGCTATTGCTGTAGCAGACAAAATAAGGGCTGCATCCTTTCCAGGATGGACTACCGGAGGAACCGTAGGAACAGCCACGGTTACTTTTACTGCTACTAAAGTGGGAGTAAAAACCGATGCTATTTATGCAGCGGGAACTACAGGATCTGCTGGAACAATGTCAACCAGTACCCAAGGAGTAGATGGTACCCTTACCACTGTTACCCTTGCATTTATGCAAGATGGTGACGAGGAATTGGAAACACTTACTGTTGCGGAACTGAAAGCTTCCGGAACCTACTTCTTCGTGAAGAACACTTACTAAGCTAAGTCGAACATTAATCTAAAAGGGAGCCACATCGGTTCCCTTTTTTTATACCCTAAAATTATGCAGAAACAATTATCACGAGACGAGGTCAAGCTCCTTGAACTCTATTCCGAAAACAATACCTATGAAGAGATCCAACTCCACATCAACCGGTTCTCCAATAATGACTATTCAGGCAAGCAACTGAACTATGCAATGAGCGAGCTCCGCAAGAAGCTACGTCACAACACACAGTTTGCGATGGGCTATCAGCACGCCGTTCAAAGTATGGGATTGGGAGAAGGCTCTATTATGGAAGTACATTATCAGAACAAAGGCATCAATATAGGAATTGTCCTTGCTACTGTATTCTGGCTCGCATTCATAGCGATACTCTATTCATTAACCCTTTAAGACCACACATTAAGATGGTAAAACTAAATAAAGAATTTTTAGTGTTCCGCAAGAGCGAGAACACCAACTCATTTGGCTTATTCCAAATGTATCTGATGGCAGAAGATGGCGAGGCTTACACAAGCTGCGCCAATTCACTTAACGCAAAGCAAGTTGGAGAAATGGTTATACAGACTATAGAATTCAATTATGAGACGGGTGAGAGAGGACCTAAATATTTTATCGGTCACGAGCTTACAGAATCATTAAGCAGGGCTACACAGGATGTGGTAAAAGAAGTATTCAAACTCAAAAAAGATTAGTTATGAAATATACTTTAGCAGAAATAAATATCATTACCACCAATATGGAAAAATATGGTGGCAGTTTCGCTTCCGCACTGGCAATCGCTATGCAGAAAGCAGACCAAAACAATTTAAGAACAATCGTAAATGCTTTTCCAGATATAATGGAAGAGTATTTAAACTTTGGAAAGTAATGACTAAAGGAGAATTAATGAAGCTTATCTACACACCAGACGAGCTTTGCAATATAGACTCCGCAATCCCACAGGAAATCTATAGTGAGCCTGGATTCAATAGCTGGGAACACATAATGAACTATAACGATAGTGTATTTGGGAAGCTTCAAAATATGACGGAGATAGCCAAGCAACGCGATATAATACTACCAGTGTAAAATATAATTCACTAATAAGTAAAATGTTTCATAAAAAGATTTTACTTTAGCACCGTCGGTTAGTTTGATTCAGTCTTTTTTATAAGGTTCGTAATACCAGTGTAAAAAACATACATAGTAGCGAACTCCTCTCCTTATAAAACGGACGTAAACAACTGACATTCTTTTCGCTAAAAGAGGAGTTCAATGCTACGTGGTGTTTTTGTCGGTTGGACCAAATCTCTCAAACCTTATATTGTATCTTGAAACTGAAGTATTGATTAGGTTTAAAACAGGATACTAATACAGTCAAACGCTCTGGACTAAATCTTGGCAATGTGTAAGCTCACAACCAAGTCAACTGCATACTGATAATAATGTCCCCTCCTTGCAAGAGTATAGAGTAGTAGCTAAGAGAAGCTTCCCCCACTAAAGCTTCTGAAGCAACTGTAACAACAGGTATGCAATGGATAGAGCTATATCTATTGTTCAAATTCTAACTAAATTTTAAAAAGTTATGAGAACCAAAGATAAAGCGATCATAGGTCGCGACAGGAACGGACAGTGGCACGGAGAAACCCTGACCACCGTCAACGGACAGGACTACGAAATCGCTACCTACAAGCGTAACGATGGCACCCTACAATCAAGGGCAACACCTGTGGCAATCAACAACGGTGGAGGGATCTCGTTTTCTTCCACCGATATCTTCAACAAGCAGATACACCTGATCTCGGAGAAGCAATCCCGGGTTTCCGAGAAAGTCATCACCGAACAACATACAAGAGCGGTGATTCTCTTCGATGAGAAAGTAAAGCTTGGAGAGATACAACCGGAGGAAAAACCCGTTCCCGTTATCGGAACCATTCTCTTCGGGGATTCCCAAACACAAAGCAAGGGCTCACGTGGGAACTTCAATATCGTTTACAAAATAGAAGTAACCGATTACGGAACCAATTACCTGACCGTAGAGCCTACCACACTGACCTTAGAATCTCACACCTATGTGAAGCACATAAACGACAAGTTCGGAATAGGCACTTACTTCGACCTCGACTATAAGTTCGAGGGGGATGAAGCTACCCTTTCAGACATCGTGATGGATGCCGTACAGAAGCAAGCCAAAGACCGTGAAGAGAAACAGAATGAACAGATGATCGTCGAGCTACAACGCTCCGAGGACATTGCCGAGGGCAAGGAACTGGTGGAAGTACCCCCAGGTGCAAAGACCATCATCGTGGCCAAGCACTATCGCAATACCAGCGACTATATGACCGACTACTACAGCACCACTGTAGAAGAAGTCGTGTACCTCGCGTGGAGCAACCACGACAAGAACAATATGGCAGAGCTAAAAGCAGCAGCCAAAAGGTTCGAAGCTACCAAGGACTTCCCGGACAGCGATGAGTTCACGAAGAACACCAACTATGCCAGTTACCAACTACCTACCTACTTCTTCGGTACAGATAGCTGGTCGGGATGGAAAGTCACCAAGGAGAAGTACGACAAGATCACCGACAAGAAAACGATGGAAGATATCTACATCGCCGCGGCACAGGGAAGGTACCTCGCCAATGATGCCGTAGCATCTGAACCCGAAACGGAACAAGTCGTTACGGACACCATAGGAGATGTACAGATCATCGACTACAGTGAAAAGGCAATCGCTGTTATCGGAGATACCAAACCGATCAAAGACCAATTAAAAGCTTTGGGCGGTAGGTTCAACTTCCGATTGAAATGCGGGGCCGGATGGATCTTCGCTAAGACCAAGACCGATGAGGTCAAAGAATTACTAAATAAATAATTCTCGATGGTAACTATTTTTTATTTAATTTAACACTTTGTTTAACTAAACCCGATTACTATGAAAACATTTATTTTCATTTTGATGGCTTTATTCTTCATTCCCGCAATGACATCGGCAACGGTGTCAGACGACGATGTTGGAGATAAAGTCCAGCTTGTAGACCAGGCTGATCTACAATTACAGGTGGAAACCTTGGTGAGCTTTAATGCCACTCAAATATTCAACGTGGATTTGGAACAACCATTCCACAGCTTCTCTGCCAATGAGAAGGATGATGCTTTAGTTTTAGAAACCTCCGAATACATCGAAATACTTATCGATCCAGGTAGAAACTATAATGCATCGAATAACCTCTACAACTCTAAAAGATTCAATCTTATCGCAGGTGCCTTAGGAATACTTCCAGATAGGTACATATAGATAAAGTTTGTTCTTAATTATAAAAGCCTGGTATATTACCAGGCTTTTTCTATTTTAATAAATCAGTCCTGATGAAAACAGTACAGGAAGTACAAGACAAAATCAATTCATTACAGGAAGAAATCAAGGCCCTCGAAAATAAAACCAAAGAGGGCTTTGGCTTTCCCTATGACTATGTGATTCATACGAATAAAATAAAAGTTCGTAAGGCACTGGTCGTGGGATTGAAATGGACACTAAAAGACGACAACGATGGTAAATAAAAAAGATATTACAGATCGGAACTTCACTGATATAATAGACTACTATGAGCATATTCTAAACAGTGATATCAATGGTCAAACAAAACAAGCTAAGAGCTTGTATCAGAAAATGAGTGTAAAGCAGAAAGAAGAATTCAGGGATTACTATGAACACAGGTTCTATGATTCGGATTCTGCTTCAATCACTGCAACAATTAAAAGGCTGAACAATGGATGAAGTATTTATTTGTTACAAGACCGACACGCATCATTCCTATGCGAGCAGGGATATCATAGGTATCGGTACTACCCGAAGCAATGCCGTTAAGCTATGCAAACAACAAGCCCTAAAGGAAGGAGAAGGACTCTCACGTTACAGTGTTGATTTCCTTTGGGATAAATTACAAACCCAAGACTATGAGGGTGAAGGAGAATTTGTGATAGAACTTGTCGATGTTAACGTCATTCTCTAATTAAAATGACTAATATTGTCAAGAAAGAACAACTTATGCTGACACTCGATTATACAGAGCAACAACAGGTACGATTAGGCAACCTCGAAGACATACAAGAGAGCTTGCCGAAGCTGTACCCGGAACAGCAAGAAGATGTTCAACAGGCAGAAATACGATTCAGGGTTGGCAAAGGGTATATGTTTACCAACGGTACGGGGACCGGAAAAACTTTCGTTTCCCTAGGTATTATGAAACGCTTTGCATTGCAAGGCAAGAAAAACATACTCGTAGTCGTGCCTACCGAAGCCAAGTGCAAGGACTGGATGATGGAAGCGGAACATTTACAGCTGGTGATCAGACCCCTTAGGGATATAAGAGATAAGGGAAATGACATCGTTGTAACTACATATGCGAACTTCTACCAGAACGATGCACTGGAAGACAGGGATTGGGATCTTATCGTTTACGATGAGTGCCACTACCTAAACCAGAATGCCAAAGGAGATGATACCGTCTATCTTGAAAAACACAGGCGTGTAGCAAACCTCCCCTCGGCAGCTAAAGAAAAGATACTCGATCGCTACAGGCAAAGACCTGTACCGGAAGAGTTCCCTACCTATGACGAATGGAGAGGCTCCCTTGAAGCCTGGAAATTCCAGATCAAGTCTTCATCACTGATGATGGCAGACCAGACCAAGGTGGTATTCCTATCAGCTACACCCTTTGCATATCACAAGTCTTTGTTCTATGCCGATGGGTGCCTGTTCGATATCAACGAAACCTTGGAGGAACGGGATTACTCCGGAGGCTACAACGTCGCTACTGGGTGGAACCAATTCTTTGCACAAACCTTCGGGTATCGGATGCGCTACAATAAGTTGACCATACCGGAGGTAGGTGTCGACCAGGACTTACTGGAACGTGAGTTCTTCGAGAAGTACCGTGAGCTTGGGGTCATGTCCACAAGGGTACTTAAACTGAACTTCGATTACTCACGTCATTTTGTAAAGGTGAACAATGAGTTCGGGGATTTCATAGACCGTGGTATTTCTATGTGGCACGATTCCGATATCAAAGACAAGTACAAGGATCTGGCCGAGGTAATCAGCAAGAAATACAACTACCTCTATGTGAACCAGCTTCTGGAATGCATCAAGGTGCAGGAGATTATCCCACGCATCCGTGAACACCTGAAGCTTGGTCGCAAGGTGGTTGTGTTCCACAGCTATAACCATACGGTAATGACACACCCGTTCCACTTTGAAGTGGAGAAACTGGTCACCGCAGACACGGTGTGGATGAGTAGATTCATTCAACAGGATATCGATAAGTGGAGTGCTGATCATCCGGAGTTCGTCAACCTGGACTTGTCCAAATTGCTGAACGTGCGCGAAGCCCTTGGGCAAGCGTTCCCGGGAGCGGTGGAATTCAACGGTACTGTTTCTAAAAAGAACAGACAGAAGAACCGTGACGATTTCAACAAGCCGAAGTCTGGTGTGAACCTCATCATTGTCCAATCCAAGGCGGGGAGAGAGGGTATATCCCTTCACGATACGCAAGGCACCCGACAGCGGGTACTGATCAACCTGGCGCTTCCTGTGGCTCCCACAGAAGCAATACAGAGCGAGGGGAGGATCTACCGTGATGGGGTAAAGAGCGATGCTATCTATGAGTATGCCACGCTCCACACCAATTTTGAGAAGATCGCCTTTGCCGAGAAGATTGCTTCAAGGGCAAAGACCGCAGAGAACCTCGCTATGGGCAACCTTGCAAGGGATCTGGAAACATCGTTCAAGGAAGGCTACATCGCTGCCGATAACCACCAACCATATTTAGGTCAGGGTATAGGCGGCAAGGAAGCTGACCGGGTAATGCAGGGAATGTCTGAATTCCAAAAGGCGAAGACTTATTACTTCTCCCGAGGAAAGAAGACCTCCCAAAACAAGAGCTTTGAGGGAACAGATTATTTCGCTACCCCAGAACCTCTTGGATTTAAAATGGTGGAGTGGCTTAACCCACAACCAGAAGAAGGTGGTTTAGAACCTTCATCGGGACACGGGGCAATCTCCCGGTACTTCCCTAAGTTCTGTGCCAATGTAATGGTGGAACCGAGTATGAACCTCTATGCAGAAATGGCACTGGTATCATCAGGAAGAACGGAGAACTGTCAGTTCGAGGATTTTAAAATCCACAACAAGTTCGACTTTATCGCAATGAACCCTCCCTTTGGGAGTGGTGGAAAGACTGCCGCTGAACACATACAAAAAGCGGTGGTCAACCACTTCAGGTCGTTCCGTCAATCGGGAAGCCTTGGAGGAAGGTTGTTAGCGATCATTCCTATAGGGAGTTCTATGGATAAGCGATTGGAGATCCTATTGGAATCCAAAGCTTTCCAGAAGGTCAATTTCACAGGAGAGATATTGCTCCCTGAGGTAACCTTCAAACGGGCCGGTACAGGTACGAGGTGTCGAATTATAAGAATCGAACACATCAATACCGATAACGCCGACCGTTTTCAACGCATTGATTTAACCTATTGTTCTGATATCGGGGAGTTCTTCGATGCTATTGAGCATTTGAATTTTTAAAGTATGAGAGATAGAATCTTTCTCGTTAAAGGAGAGCAGGTTGCTATTATCAAATCGAACCCACATACATACAACGTGCGGTTCGTGAAGTCGGGTAAATTTATGGAGGTCTACAAACATTTTGTGATCTCCTGGTACCCTGACAAAAGCAAGCGCAAGCCTTTGCCTGCTACAAAACCAAAAACCAATAATCAATCCAGCCTTGACCTTTAAGGCTTAAAACAATTCTATTATGAGTGCAATGACAAAAGACCAGTATTTGGATAAACTGCGTTGGGACAAATCCCAATACCAGGTAATGACCAAAGATGAATGTGACGGACTAAAAGACAAGCCGGGCGCAGTCAACCATATGTATAAGATATCCGAGCCTTCGGGCAAGGAAGCCTTTGGAAAGGATGCCTTTGTGGTGAACATCAAGTTCGCTGACAAGTTCTTGAACGAAGAAATGGAAGTCGCTGAGGTTGCAGATACTATGCCACCACCACCAACGGTGCCTGACAACATACCACCACCCCCACCGATCAAGACCTTCTCTGCACCTACCAAACCTGTAGAGCCCAGAGATAAAGAAGGCTTTACCGCACAGGAAGCCTTGGATAAAGACAAGGCTATCCACAAAGAACTCGATGAGGCATTCGCCGAGGAAGAAGTCGATGAGGCTTTGGAGGAAATCAAGGAAATCGCCAAGGCTTCTCCCAATGTGATTATCGCTACCATTCCTAAAGACGAGGAAGAGGAAGAAGCCGAATGGCCTGCTTTTGTAAAGAGCCGTGCAGGAAACCTGATAGCCACCGCTAAATGGAAAGCTATCGGTGGGGATATCATCCGTCACGAAAGTGGGAAGACCTTGCATTACCAGGATCTGGACGATATGGACAATGATACCTACACAGATGCCCTGAAAGAGGCACAAGGCACCAAGACGGCACTTCCTACCGCAGAGGTAATAAAAGCACAACAGGAAAGAGCCAAAGCCGACAGGGAGAAGGTATTGAATGACCTTGGCCTTAAACGTATCGCGATACTGGTCAAGAACGGATGTGAGGAACACCTTGACTCCGAAGGAACCCTTGCCGGAATCGATTGCCCTGATGGGGAAGCTTACGGCATAGAACGTATCGGTAAGATGGACAATGAAGAATGGATGCCAATGACCGTGAAGTACAGCGCCAAGAAAGTTGCGGATATGCACCTTGCCAAAGCCGAAGCCGAGATGAAAGCCAAGGCGACCGTTGCCCCTGATAAGGACAGCACCTCTACTGTGGACGCCTATGAATCTTCCAAGGCAAGACGACAAGCACTGTATGCCCTTGGATGGAAAGACGATCCCAAATACAAAAAGTATGTTGCTGGTCCTGATGGTCAAGGCTTCACGTATGATGAAATCCTGAATATGCCAGAGGCAGGGTTTAAGAAGCTGATTGCAATTCCTGTAGCTAAGGAAGTCGAAGTTCCTAAAGCTGAAATCGAAAAAGTCGATATGAAAGCTATCAAGAATTTGGAAGTTAAAGCTGAAAAAGTTCTTGAAGAACTTGAAACAGAAGCTGCTGCCAAGAAAGCCAAGGCAGAACACGATGCTGCTCTTGAAGCGAAGATGGACGCTTTGGATGAACCAGATGATGAAGCTCCCGTGGAAGAATGGGAAGAGAACCCGATCGCAGTTGAAGAAGAACCAGTTGTTTCCAAAAAGGAAATAGCTGAAAAGCCAGGTGATCTACCTGATGATCTGGATGCCGGATATAATACTAAGGAAGAAGTTAAAGAAACCCTTGCTCAGGAATTATTGAAATCCCGGGATGAAATCGCCTTTGCAGTAATGTTACAGCTGGTGTCGCCTTCTTCCAAGAAGGGTGCCGAATCCATAGCGAAGTTCGCCTATGACCTTGCAGATGCAATGTTAACTCAAAAACTAAAGTAGATGAAAACATCTGAAGTATTTAAAAGATCCATCCAGCAATACCTCGACGGTGTTGCTGGTGTTAACAGCGTATTCGCTGAGAAGCTGAAGAACCCCAAGAAGAACATCGACGATTGCCTGACCTACATATTGAATCAGGTAAAGAAATCGGGGATGAACGGAATGGAGGACAGCGAAGTGTATGGTATGGCCATGCACTACTACGATGAAGAAGACATCAAAGTAGGCAGTCCTGTAAACGCTCAGGTCATAGTTAACCACGAGGTGAAGCTCACCCCGGAAGAGATAGTGGAGTTGAAGGAGAAAGCCCGGGAGAAGGTCATTGCCGATGAAGTGGCACGGATTAAAAAGAAACCGGCCAAGACAGAAACCAAAAAGAACTCCGGTGATTCTGCAATAGGAACTTTATTCTAAACAGCTATGAAAGCGAGGACGAAATTACAGTTAGAGGTTACAGAACTTACCCAACAACTTCCAAAGCTTACAGAAGCACAGAAAAAATGGGTTTTTGACAAGTGTCTGCTACATAAAGCATACTACAACAAGACCAGTATATTTTGCCTGGACTGCGGAAATACATTCGACCCCAAGTTTGTTAAGAATAAACAGGCCACCTGTCCACATTGTCATACAAAAGTAAAGGCAGAGTATTCGAGAACAAGAACTGATCATCAACTAGAGTATATATCTTTAGCTATGGTCTATGGAGACTTTCAGGTGATCAGTAATTTCGAGATCAAAGCGCATTACAAGAAAGGCCGTAAGGTCGAATATATCGTGCGGGATGTCTTGGAGTACTGGATTAACCCCAAAGGGAAGCTCACAATGATTGGAGAACTTCACCATATGAGTTACTATGGGGATTCGTGGAGCTGGGGAAATTGGGCTATACGAAAAGAAGGTACTGCTTATTACAACAGTAACAAATACAGAATCTTGCCTTACAAATACCTACCTGAATCACAATTCAAAAAAGAATATGCCAGGATAGGTATCGACAAGAACCTGATAGGGCTTACGGTACTGGAAGCTATAACGATATTGCCAGAGAACCCGCAAGCGGAAACGCTATTGAAAGCCAAGCAGTATCATTTATTAAACAGGCTTGCCAGTTACCCTAATGACATTTCGAGCAACTGGGCTTCCATAAAGATTTGCATCCGGAACAAATACATAATAAAAGATGCATCTATGTGGTTGGATTACATTGAGTTCCTAAAACATTTCGGAAATGATTTAAGAAGCCCTGTATATGTCTGTCCTAAAGACCTTAAAAAGGAACATGATATATTTCTCGCAAGAAAAACAAGGCAGAGAGATAGAGCACGTGCTAAAATACGAAGGGATGAGTTGAATGCAGAACAACTACGGAAAGATTACCTCGCTCAGTTTCCTTATACAAAAAGGAAAGCAGCCTATATGGGTATTACATTCTCCAACAAAATCTTTAAAGTTACTTTCCTAAAAAGCGAGAGCGCTATCAAAAGAGAAGGTAAAATCTTGAAGCATTGTGTTTACGAAAGCGAGTATCAAAATAAAGACACACTGCTCTTTTCAGCGACTATGAAAGGAAAGAAGATTGCAACGATTGAAGTGGATCCCAAGAGGCTTGAAGTGTTACAGGTGCGTGGATATGATAATCTTCCTATGAAATATGATAAGGAAATATTGTCATTGGTTCGTAGTAATATGAAGCTGATCGCTAAAGCTGGTAAGCCCAAGAGGAAAAAGAGATCGCTGAAATTGGCGAGTTAATAATTTAAATCATTAGAACTTATGAGAAAGCATATTGTCATAGATTATCATTGGACTTGCGATAGCGGTATTGATATTCCGGAGGCACATAAAGAAGCTCTGGAAGAGGATGCAGAAGAACGCATATTCAGTATGGTTAGGGAAGGTTATCTAATGGGCGAACTAACTACAAGTGTTCGCTATGGAAAAGATAAAGTTCCCGAGGAAGATGAACAAGATGGACTAAGCTATTCAGGCTGGTGGGGTTATAGAATCACAGATCAAAAAGAAGATTGATTATGTCTAAACAACAGAAGGAACCAAATGAATACGAAGAGTACCACGTAACGTGGGAAGTAGAAGTGGGAGGGGCAACCTCTCACCGACACGCTGCGCAGCTTGCATTGGAGATGATGCAAGATCCTGACAGCGAAGCCACCGCCTTTACCGTATTGCGGTATAAGGATGATGTGACAAAGGATATAGACCTAATGCAAGACGATGAAACCTGAAGACAATGAAAACATACCGTCACCACCCTCCGTAAAGACGGAGATCCCGTTGCCACCACAACGGGCCAAACCACAAGAGGTACTGGTACAGAAAGAATTCATCTACCTACACGAAGGCGTGGAGAGACGACTGCCATCGTCAGAGGACCTCGAACAAGCAGTCCTTGGGGCAATGCTCATAGACCAGAGTTGCGTGCCGGAGGTGATCGATATCCTGTCAAGGGAGATCTTTCACGATAGCCGGCACCAGGCAATATTCACGGCGATTGACACTTTACATAGAAACAACAACCCTGTGGATTTGCTGACCGTGACCGAGGAACTGAAGCGTACCAAGAACCTCCTTAAAGCGGGGGCCGAGTATTACCTGATAGAACTTGTTCAGGCAATCAGCAGTGGTGCGCACATCGATTTCCACACCCATATCCTACTTCAGAAATTCGTTCAGAGGGAACTTATTAAAGATTCCCGAAAGACGATCGTCGAAGCTTTCAAGGATGAAACGGACATCTTCAAGGTAATGGATAAGATAGAAACCAGTATCGCGAGGATAAGCAATGTAGCGGTGAAGAAACGTGGATTGGCAGACAGCCACGATGCGGAAGATGAACTGATCAATAAAATCAATCTCGTAAGAGCAGGAGAAACACCGGGTATCTATACAGGTATCTCAGAATTTGACGAATGGGGAGGTGGCTTTATGAAAAGGGAACTGATCACGATAGCCTCTCGACCGGGAGTAGGAAAAACCACCTGTATGCTTTCTATAGCATCACGGGCGGTCTTCGAAAAGAATGTACCCGTGGCCATATTCAGCCTTGAAATGTCAAGCACCGACCTTATTTATAGGGTAGCGGCAAGGCTTACGGGCATTACCTACTCGAAGATCCGGAAGGGAACGCTCGACGATGCCGAGAAGGAAAAGGTGATTGCGAGCATCAAGTACATCAAGGAGTCGAAGCTCCGGATATACGATACCTCCCACCACAAGAATGTTCTGGAAAACATAATAGCCAGGACACGCAAGCTGGTACTGGAAGGGTATAGGGAAGTCTTTGTCGATTACGTGCAGCTGATGAAGCTATACCGTCAATCGAGTGATAGGACGTCTGACCTCTCTACGATCACAAGGGAACTGAAGGCTACTGCCAATGAACTGAATATCCCTGTAATAGAGTTTGCACAACTCAACAGGGATGTGGATAAGCGACCAGGGCATATGCCAGTACTCTCCGACCTGAAGCAGTCAGGTTCCATAGAGGAAGATTCCGATACGGTGATCTTCTTACTCAGGGAAGCTTACTACCAACAGAAGGATGGTGCTGCGGCAGAACTCCCCAAATCGATTATAGGGGAAACGAAGTTCATCGTGGCGAAAGGAAGGAATACGGGAGTCCGTACCTTTCGAACCTTTATAGATTTTGACAATTATACATTGTCTTCCTATAACGATCAGAATTTATAGTATAAAAATAGCTTGTATTTTGTTTTTGTTTATTACATTTATCGCTTAACAACGAGAAAGTATGAATAGAAATCAATTAGTAAGCGAAGTTTCAAACAGGACGGGCGAGGATATAAAAGTCGTCCGTTCTATTGTTACAACAATGATTACGATAGTCAAAGAAAAACTATTGTTTGGTATCAATGTGAACATCACCGACCTGGTGAGTTTCTCCTTAGCGGTTTCTCCGGAAACCAGAAAGAAGAATCCACAGACACAAGAGGAAATGATTATTCCCAGAAGATACCGGGTAAAGGCTACATTGCCTACTGCCTTTAAAAAGCAACTACGGGATAAAACCGTTTATTGAGATGTTTAAAATCCAAAAGAAATTCATATTCCCCGGGAACCTAAAAAATATAAAGAGGGAACGGGCTAAAGAATACCTTCAGGGAAATGTCTTTGACACAGACAATTTCAAGGAACACGTATCTCAGGTTGCAATCAATTTGAATATCGATGAATCTATTGTAAGAGATGTACTGGTAAGTTACTTCACCAACATCTTCTACCTCATCAACACAGTTCGCAAAATAAAAACCAAAATCAATATCTATGGTTACTTCTCCCTTACGGTAGAGAGGGGCCGTAGGTTCTAAAAAACAAATACTATGTCAAATTTCACAGCACCCGCAGGAGGGAACAGTAAGAAGATTGAAGTGCCTAATTTAGCACCAGGGCAATACCTTGTAAGCCTTTATGGACTTGCAGATCTGGGGACACAGGATAGTAAGTATTACGATCCTAAAAGACAGTTATGCCTTAGCTTTGAAACATCACAGGAACAGGCAGAGTTCTGGGAAGGAGATGGCGTAAAACCTTATGCCATTCAAGTGTTCAAAACATTTTCAATGTACAAGGATGCAGGATTAAGAAAAGACTTCGTCGAGAACATGATTGCCCGTAAGCTAACAGACCAGGAGGCCGATGCTTTTGATTTCGGAAGCTTGCTTGGAAAGCAGTTCGTGGCGAGCATCATCCATTCCAAAAACGAGAAGTATATGGACATCACTTCCATTGCCCCTCTGGACAATCGGAATATGAAGATGTTCGATCTTATAGAACCAAAGGTCGATATCATTAACCCCTTGCATTTCTTTCACATCAGCGATGGGTTCGAGAGCGATAACTTCCGGACACTTCCACATTTCATAAGGAAGATGCTAAAGGAATCCCACGAGGGACAAGCCTTTATGAGAACAGGGAAAGCCTTTAATGAACCTGCAGAGAACACCGGAGCAGCAGGCTCACCACAATCGCCACCGGCTGCAGGTAGGACTTTCAGGATGAAGCCTGGTCAGGCATACACCAAGGAACAATACAACGCCTCTGGATGGAGCGATCAGCAGATCGTGGATGCTGGTTTTGCGGAATGGGCAACGCCTACTCCCCCTCCGGCACCTGCAGGTCCACCCGCTGCACCAGCGCCAAGCGCACCTCCGGCAGCACCTATCTCGGCTCCACCTGTTGCACCACCAGTAGCAGCTGCCGGTTTTGCGGAATGGGCAACACCTCCACCAGCACCAGCATCGACAGGAGATAACCACCCGATACTGATGAAGACTGCGGGAACGCAATCACAGATCGATGGTTACCTTGCCAAAGGATGGACGTATGAACTCCTTGTGGACAACTCCCTTGCGGACTGGAAGAAGGATGCACAGGGGAATCCCATTCACGGGGGTGATGGACTTGCATTTTAATGCATATCTTTAAATGTATAGTTGATCAGACGGAGAATTTAACTCCGTCTGATTCTTCTAAACTTAAGTTGTGGAATAAGCTTATAGATCACTATAGACGTTCAGAAGAAATAATAACTGTAACGCTGGAAGTGAAATCTAAGGTTATTAACTCGAACCAGGAAGGCTTATATAGGGCTTTCATTATCAAGGCAGCAGACCATTTCGGGAATGATTTTTCAGAAATGCAACCAATGCTAATGCAATTTTGGCCTTTGGATATGTTGAATAGCAGAATACCTAAAACACCTGACAGGTGGACAGCAGATGATCTTAATTCATTTATAGACAGGGCCACGGCGCACTTAGCACCGTTTGGCTTTCACTTTTAAAACCAATTAAATGTTTTATTTATTAATTGCTCAGGGAGCAAGGCTTGGAGCGATATGGGCTACCAGCTACGTGACGAAACAAGTGTTCCGTTCCGTAGTCGTGATCTCCGTAGGTTGTTACCTTATGCAAAGAGCTAAACGACAAAACAGAATAGATGAACGACGTGGATATTCAATTGACCAAAAGTCAAGCTGAACTGCATCCGAAGATGCAATCCTTTTTAAATGGCTCTGACCGGATATTCCTTTTGACGGGAAAACCCGGTGTGGGCAAAACCTTTGTCCTGCAATACCTGTTGGCTGAACATATAGAAGCAGACAGGAACGGTACGGCTCAGGGGTTCTCAGGAATGAACGTCGCGGGAATTACATTGGCTCACTCAGCAAAGAACGTGCTGGGTGAGTTCATTCCCAACGTATTCACCTTTGCCAAGGCCTATGGAATGGAAGAAGTCATCAACCAGAGGACAGGAGAGCGAAGCTTTGCATATGCATCATTCAATGATGGGCCATTGGTAGGAACTATGAGCATCCCTGTATTCGTGTTCGATGAGGTTTCTATGTTCACTCAGGAGATGTTGGAGATCGTGGTCAACAAGGCACCGATATTCAGCAAGATTATCTTCATTGGAGATAAGGCACAGTTACCACCTATTAATGCTGGTATTGATGTAGAGGTCGATGCCGATTCCCCTGTATTCAGTTATGATATCCCTGACCATTGCAAGCACGAACTTACCGAGAGGGTACGGCAGGTTGCAGGGAACTCCATACTGGAACTATCGGATATCATCCGGGAACAGATCTTCGGAGAGCAGAACATACAGGTAGTACTGGATGCGATAAGGAAACCGAATATGACTGATGGTATTGGCTATAGCTTTGTGAGGTATCACGATGTCCTGAAACACATATCAGAGAAGGATATTATGACCACAAGGCTTATTGCCTACCGGAACAAGACCATTGACAAGTGGAACCCATATATCAGAGATTACCTACTTAGAAACCCACACCATAAATTGGTACCTGGGGATGTGGTCATTATGAAAGACAACTTCTACAAGATGGTAGAAGATAAGGTGGAATATATCCTGTTCAATTCAGAATTGCTGAGGATCGGGGAGGTACAGAACTTCGTGGTACGGTTCAATCAAGGAGATATCTCTTATAAGATTGATGCGTACAGGGCACACCTGGTAGGCCGTCCGAATCAATATCTGATATCTACTACCCCCGAGGGGGAGATGATCTATCAGACCGCCTTATTCGAGTTATCACAGAAAGCCAAGAAGGCAGCACCTTCAAGCCGGAGGTTCCTATGGGAAGCCTTCTGGAATTTGAAGAAGACGTTCTGCAACTATTCCTATGGATATGCAGCAAGTGTTTACAAGAGTCAGGGATCTACATACTCCGATGTATATGTAGATATCAATGACATATTACAAACCGGACCACTCACACCCAAAAGGAAGTTGCAGGCTATATACACTGCAATCACTAGGGCGAAGTACGGTGTTCACTTTTTAAAATCTTAACTATGGAAATAAAAAAAAGAATTAAAAACGCATTACTAATAGCCGAAGAAATAAAAAACGGGCAATTAGATCCAAACAACAAATACGACCTGTTATTACATTTGAGCGATGCAATAGAGCAAGCTGAAAAATTGTCTATATACAGTATTGTAACACGTTTAGACAGCTTGAAAGTTGGTGATAAATTCAAATATAATTTAAATGACGAAGGCATGTTCGAGGTTGTAGCTGAAAAACAAAACAATTGGATTGTAACAAAAAGAATGTGCGGAAGATACACTGGCGGTTTTCCAGAAGACAAAGTTTATCCTGTCTAAATGTAACTTCGGTTCAATGCAATTAGATTTTTTTTTAAATCAAATAAACTTAGAATTATGAATTTTGTTAAAACAGTAACATCAACATTTAATACAACAATAAATTTCGTTAAACATCCATTCTCAAACGTTGAAAGCATTTTAAAAATAAGAAAAGAAAAATTATGTTGGTTTTGCAGAAAAAAGTTTAAGGATTGTGATTTTATAGGATTAGCATTTACCAACAGAGGGAATAAACTATGTTGTGATGAATGCTCATTAAAATTTTCAGAAACTATAGAAAATGAAAAAAAGACAGTTACATAAAATAGAATACTATAAATATTAATAATAATGGATAATTATGAGCAGAGCAAATACATTGTTTACAGAGGCTACTCCAAAATGTAAAGCCTATAAATGCAATCATCCATTAGATCCTGAAGAATGGGATTGTGATGAGAAGAAATGCATCGAACTTGGAGAATGCAAATACTTAAATTCTTAACTATGAGTTTTACAGCACCAGGCTCCACAGGGGCCTACGTAAAGAAATATTTTGACGATAAGGTCGCATTGATAGATGCCGACCGCTACAAGCACCTTGTAGTGTACAGGGTGTTTCAGAAATTACAGGAAGGGGAAACCTATAGTCAGGCACTTGTAGAGGGCGTATTAGATGAATACCTCTCTAATGACATATTCAACAAGTTCCAGGCGAAGTCCTACATCTTCTGTTTCTCGGCACCCTCCAAACAAGTGTTCCGGAACGGCGTTGCCCAATGCAAGAAATACAAAGGCACAAGGGCAGACAAGGTCGATCCGTATGACTATGAAGGGAAGTGGACTGATATGGCCAGTGTGGTATCATTCATAGCAAAGCGGTACCCGATCCTTGTCTATGACGATCTGGAAGCGGATGATCTTTTGTCGATGCTACAGGACGGGGAGAAGACCTTTATCTTCTCTCACGACAAGGATCTGAAACAGGTGGTAGGATATCACTATCAGATGGATATCGGGCAGCTTACCTATACCGATGATGAGGAAGGCTTTGAAATACTTATCCACCAGATACTTTTAGGTGATACCACAGATTGCATTCCTGGATTAAAAGGCTTTGGTCCTTCTGCTTTGAATAAATTCAAGGTTATGATGAACGGTGCTGGTGGCCTACCACTATTCATAGGAGCTGTTAAGCAGTATACAGATAAGTACGGAATACTCCACGGGATCGACACCTTTATCGAGATGTGGAACCTGGTATCTATGAAACTTAATCGTGGAGATTATCTGAAGGAGAAATACGCTTCGGCCTTTATCCTGATGGAATCACTTAAAACTAAGTAAGATGACGGTTATGAAACGAATCGACCCACTTGTGGCAATGAAGATCGCGGAGTACTACCCGAACAGGGTGATGAGCTTATCAATTTTTGATGATGAGAAACATTCGTTCTCTGCAGCCATCTGTGTATTTAAAAAGGGAATCATTGGAGATACATTATACGCTCTCGAAGATTTCTCTTTTGGCACAGAGGAAACCGCAATGCAAGCCCTTGCCCACAATGTTGGCGAGGCGATGGATTATATTAAAGTAATTTCAAATTGAATTATGACACAGCAAATTAATGTAACCTTAGAGGTCGATGCCGACCTCAGTAAAACAGAAATATTCCAGAGGATCCTCACGGGTTTTGACATAAGAGGAATAGAACTGGTAGAGATCAGCAACATCCAAGAGGAAGCTGAAATCTACGGAAACGAGTAATAATTATTAACCCCTTAAAACCAAACAAATGGGAACAACAAAGAAGAATGAGATCAAAGAGATCCAAGTATTGACAGAAGAGCAAATCGATGCCCTTCCGACAGAAGCTGTAGAAGTAGTGCGAGTCTTATCAGGCTCGCTCCCTACAGCACAACTTATGATTTTCGTACCAGTAGTTCAGAAATATGTAGAACTACGGGAGAAAGCCTCTAAGCTGAGGCTGGAACGCGATGAAGAATTAGAATTCACCCCGGAGTGTATAAAGTTATACAAAGAGGTTAAGAAAGAAGTAGGGACTTTTAACGGAGAACTGAAACGCAAGATGAAGGAGATCAAAGATCCTATCAATGCTATGAAGTCGGATATCCTGAATGTGGAGAATACCTTTAAGGGAGAATCCGATAAGATAAAGGAGACTATCCTTGAAGAGTTTCAGGAGTACGAGGATGAGTTGGAGAAAGCCAAACAGGCAGCACTCGACAAGAAGAACGCTGCGATGAATGCTCAAATCGCTGCTGCCAATGAAGAAGCTGAACGCCTGCAGAAACAGAGCGAGGTAAGCAACCTTTACAATACGATCAAATATACGCGTATTCAGGAAGAGATTACCAATGCTGTGGATGATGCTATCTTTAATAATAATGAAGATGCCTTGGCAGCTTTAAAGGCTAAGATCGCACAGAAAACCTGGAACAGCATAATTGCCGGTGTAGATGTTCTTACTCTGGATGATACGACTGTTGAAGAACTTCAGGAAGGCTTTCTCAAAGCGAAGGAACGGGCTGTATTCAAACTTGACCAGAAGTTCGAGGAATACGAAGCGAAGCGGGTAGCCTATGCTGCTGAGAAAGCTAAGGAAGTCATTCCAGCTCCACCGCTTGGTGTTTCTCCTATGGCTGGTAATGTTTATGATCCTGCTACAGCTTTAGATACTGATGATATTCAAAGGACTGAACCGAATGAAAAGAACCTTTTGGTCACATCTGTATTGACTACTCTTAAATTTGAGCAACAGAAGCTTTTAGCAAGAATACAACAAGGTGGTGCTTCACAAGAAGTCAAAGATCTTTACAATGAATTAGAAATCCTTATAAATAAACACTATTAACTATGATAAACCTAACATTCCCCAAGCTTAATAAAGCCTTGTTGAAAGACACCAAGGACTATCCCGATGGCGATCCCCGAAAAGGGATTGCCGTTATCAATCAACATGCAATCATCTTCCGGAACGACTTCTGCCTGGTGGTGGACCTCTATGAGTACTTCACCCTCGACTGTGATATCGACAACCGCGATGAACTGGAAGACCTTGAAAGCATCCTGTTCCTGATGGAAGGGAAGCTCTTCAACGACAAGTACTGGAACGAGCTTACTGCAGGGGCGAATATGGAAGTCCGTAACGGGATGCTCTATATCGAAACCCCAAAGTACGCAAAGGAACTCCACCACAAGGAAGTGGACGTGAGCTTCTATGAACCGCTAAAGAACCTAATTGCTCTGGACAAGATGAAGGACAACCTGGTCAGCTCCATTGCGATTCCGTTTCAGTCATTAAAGCTGATCTACGATACGCTGACAGCTTTGTTCAAGTCAGACTATATCGTGTTGGATTTCATTGCACAGAACAAGCCTGTGAAGTTCACCTTCAAGAACAGGAAGCATTTCTTTGGGTATATTATGCCGGAGTACGATGCCGCTGTGGAGAGCTTCAAGTATGACAACCTTGAATCATTTGTAAGAAATGAAACGGTGAATGCTATCTTTAAGGAATCAAGTCCTGTATTGCCACCACCACCTTCCAAGGAGAATGTGGAAATAACCAAAGATCAGGGCAACCTGTTCGGTGGTGAAATAAGCAAGCACTATGAATAATGGGAAAGCACCCAAGCAGACAGATATCAATCCAGGAGAACTTTACTTCTCCTGGTATCTGGACGAGCTTAAAGCAGAGGGGTACATCAAGTACTATGACAGGGAACCGGAAACCTTTACAGTATTCCCTTCCTTTGACCACAAGAGGGAGAAGCATTTCAAGACCAAGGACAATACCCTGGAAGACATCTCCCTATTGGGGGCATCCCACTACGGGTATGATTACCGGGTTGTGTGGATGCCAAAGGCCTTGAATGTTTTTACCGAATTGTATTGGCCAGATGGTCATTTCAGGTTCGGGATCCCCACCTTTGTTTCCCACTATCGGGAACTGATGGATGAGATGGAGATCGTGTCATATATCGATGTGAAGCCACCAGCTGCCGTATTGCAGTTCTCGGGGAACATTCGTTCCTCTCACGTCTTTCCGTTCATACAGAAGACCCTGATGCATTACTACGGCCTATACATAAACAAGATCGTACCGGCAAACAGCGGGAAGCACGGAATCAAGACGAACCTATTTGCAAAGACCTTCACCCCGAACCGGTATCTGTTTACTGACCAGGCATCTATGAGCAGGAAGATCCCCTTCAAGACCAACAGCCTGAAGAACTATGTGGAACGGCAGCAGTCGACCATTAACCAGTTGTTGAAGGAAGACCGCGAGTGGAAAGCCAAGAGTAACCAACAAACACTATTGTAATGGAAGTACTTATAAGCAATAATGCATCACCTGTAATTCTTATAGAAGCAGAAGTTAAATCTGATGTTGTAATGAATTTTACAACATATATAGTTACTGAATGGGATAATGACGACAACCCCACGGAAAAAGAGCAATATATAAAAGGCTCTATAAAGTGGGATGGTTGTTCACATATCAATTTTGGTGATGAAGATGGCTATATGCATCTATGCGGAAACTTTTATTTTCAGCTTTTAAAAAAGACCTTAGATGCTCTTTGGGATAGAGCTGAAAAAACAATTCCTAGTTGGGATAAAAAAGTAGCTTATTAATATGAAAGTAGTATTCAGAAATACTGAACCAGTGGTATGCCGTATGACCTTACGGAACGTGGAGAAGATCGCCAGGGCAATTTATTGCAGTACGGGGAACATCTTCATCAATACCAAGAGCAACCCGTTCCTATACCTGAGATTGCTCCGGCAGCAGTACGACATAAAAGCTTCTGCACGGATGATCACAAGGGAAAGACAAATAATAGGTTATAACTTTAAAAACGCGTCATAATGAAAAACTTACATTATTCCTGTGATTGTGCTGATTGCAATCACGAAGTAGAAAATTTAAAAGATTGGCTTTCAATTGGAAGCACAGACGAAGAAAGTCTTGTGATAATAAATAATATAAAAGCTTCTCGTAAAGTAATTTCTTTAGGTAAAAATAAAGATCTCCATTTCTGTAGTGTGCAATGCTTTCAGGAGTATTTCTTTTATCCAAAAGGAGTTGACATTAAGGTTCCACCTCAACCAAATGATAGGGGCTGGAATATTTCAACTATGAAGCAGCTTACTAGAGAAAGTTTGCTTCGAGCCATTAAATCTGAGTTCGGTCTCGGTTGTGCTGCCATCTGTGAGGAACGTGCCAGACAGAAAGAAGTCAAAGGTTATGATATCGAAAAAGACAAAAGCCTTTACAGCGATGAAGAACTCGCAATGGCCTCGATCGCTTATGCTATTAGTCCAGATCATAGAGAAGTCAACAGAAGACATCAATTCTGGCCTTGGGATATTAAATACTGGAACGCTACTCCTGACAACAGGCTCAGGGAATTTGAAAAGTCCGGTGCCCTAATGGCTGCACAGATCGATGTGAGCTCAAAAGCAAAATAAGCCACTTAAAACTAACCCTGAAGGACAAGCTGTAAACAATGATCGCAGGAGAATCACAACAGCTCTCTGCGTTCTGGCTTGTCTTTTGGTGGTTATAAAACAATTCGATTTATGTTAGACAACCTTGTTCCCGCGGGAACCTTCTTATCTGAACCAGATCCATTGACCATTATGCTGATCGCCCTCAGGAAGAAACAACCGTTTTTAAAGAAACGAAGAGAAAAGAAACACTACCCGAAACCACAAGGACCACATACACGCCTTGAAGCGACGGCCTCATACAATAGATATTATGCTAAAGAATATAAACTATGATAGAAGACAATAAGATTTTTAAACTAAACGACCTTTCTATAGAGAGCACTCCCGAAGAAAGGGTGGCTTGGATTAAAGGACTGAATGCTTCCGGTTATGCCGGTTGTAATAGGAAAGGTACAATCTGTGACAGAAGGGAATTTCCTGATGCTGTTGAAATACAGCCTAATAGTATGTTTGGAATTGTAAAACCTAAAAAATTGAAATAATGAAAAAACTATTATTGATTATCGGAATCCTGATGTGCCTCGCTTTCCAGGATCCAATTGAAGAAGGTTGGAAGGACGGCTACGTTCACGGCTACTGCTATGAACGGGAGTTATGTATCAAGCCCATCGTTCCCCTGATGCCTATCCTCCGACTGCAGGACACCAGCTACACCGCAATGTATGACCGGGGTTTTGTGGAAGGCTTTAAAAAGAGCAGACAGAAATGAAGTATCTAATAGCTATATCCAAAAATCTTGGACTGATGATAATCGTGTTATCAGGAACTGTATTAATGCTTTATTTCCTTGATCAAAAATCTTGGTGGGCGCTTCCCGCATTCATAGGAGCTGTTGTAGTGCCAATCGGATATTTACGTTTAATTCAGAAAAAGAAATGTCCTAGATGTGGAGGTAAAGGTGTACCGACCTCTGTTGCAGGAAGTCAATATAAGCAGTGGCATTGCACTAACTGTGAACGTACTTTCTGGACTACTTTGTTCTTAGAAGATTATGAAATAAGTAGATACGAAAGATAGGGAAAACCCCCATAAAACATTAGGCTTCAAAACTTTAACATAAAATAAAGAGCTGTCTATTAAAATAATACGACATATTGTCTTATGTTTACAATGTGCTTATGGGGAAGCACAAGGTTAGATAAAAGAAAAAGCCCGTTCTATTTTCTGGGGGGAAATAGACGGGCTTTTTAAAAACCAATATCAAATTGACTGCATAAAGATATTAAAATAATCCAGATAACAACCGATCTGTCGATTGAATTGCAGCCGGAATTACTTTATTCCCAAGCTTACTACTGTTGAAATAGTAGTTGCTATCCCAGTACAACTCATCTGCCAGCTTACTTCCCGTTATAATCGCACCGGCACCAATAATGCCTGTCAGTGCCATCCCTCGCAATCCGCTTTGTACCCGTTGCTTCTCAGGCTCGGGCAATCCTTTGTAATACTCCATCATCGACTTTCCTTCAGGATTGTTGATCAGGTTCCTAAGTGTGGAACCTACCGCCCTAAGAGTTCCAATATGCTCCCGACCATAGATGTTCACATCACGCTTGCTGAACCTGTCGTGTACCATTGTAGGAATGAACTTGGCAAACTGCATCATCATATTCCCGTAGCTGTACATCTGTATGGCACGTTGGTCTGTAGGCTGATAGCCTCTACCGTGTGATGCCTTTACTCTATCTTCCAATTCAATAAGCCGAGTATTATCAACTTTCTCACCAGGCTTTAAATCTCCGTTATCATCGAATTTACCCAGATCTTCTTCAGACAATAACCCCAACATATGCACCCGCTGAATCCAGTGTTCAGATGCCAGCATCGGCATCAGGGCAAGGTTACCTATCATCTTATCCAGACCTTCCTTCTTCTCGATATTTACCTCATCGTAAATATTGATATCCATAAAGTTCATATTCTTCAAAATCCTCTGCATCCTTTTATGCCGTTGGAACACTCCCTCGAGTCCTCCCTGCATTCCTTTGTCCAATCCCCAATATTTAGCTTCTCCCCTTATCCACTCTTTCCCACCTAAATCTTTAATATTGTGGTATTTCCCCACAAGGACATTTCCTACCGCATACAATCCAAGCGTGTTTTTATTGGCTTGATATCCCAAAGCATAGAATAAATTCATTCTTGTCAAGGAACGTATCACGTTATCGGCTTTCTTTCCTAATACAGAATCCTGTCTTTTTCCCCTTATGAAATAATCTTTCCACACCTTCTGAACGTGCGAGTTCATATTGTCATATCCCTTCTCCCTGTTGTACGCCAGTACACCATCGACCAATCCCTGTAACTTCTTCATCCCCTGAAAATTCTCGTTTCCATTGACAAACAATGTGGAGTGAATATAATCTCCCAAAGCTTTATTTAAATCCATTGACGGAAGTTCTGTGGCCTTTACAGAACGGTTGTTGGCAAACCTGTTTACAGCTCCAAATCCAAGTGCGGTTTCTACCGATACGATACTCATCTTAATGGTGGAACCATCATCGTTCTTTCCTGTTTTTAATAGCTTCTTGGCTTTTCTCTTTATCTTCTGATACTCTAAGATTTTTTCCACATCAGCTTTCTTGTACTGCTGTGCGGCATCTGCCTTGAATTGGTCTTCTATCTCCCGAAAGCTCATCAGCTTATTCTCTCCTTCTATATTTTTATGATATAGCTTTACATCGGACAACGCTTCGTTCTCCCCTCTGCTGTTCGCCATCAACCCGAGCAATCCCCTGGAAGCAAATGCTTCCATCGTGGTCATTGCAGTATGTGGTATGTAGTCCTTTAGCTCATTCTTCACATCAGCCTTCAGATCATTCGTGGTCTTCTTGAAGTAATCATAAAAATCCTTCTCAGCCTTGCTGATCCTCCCCTCTTCAAAATCCTTCTGTATATCCTTTTCCGGACGTAACCTGAAATCATAGGTCACCTTTCCCGTCTTATCATCTTTGACCTCTTCACGGATAACCAGGTTCCCGTACAATTTCTGGTACACCTCCTGTCTGTAAAATACATTGTCACGCAGTTTTTTCAATGCTCTGACGATCCTGTTGTTCCCATAGTTCAGTTTCTCATCGTAGAGCTTCTGGGTGATGTCGTTCATCTCCCTGATATACTTTTTCTTCTCCCCGATAAAAGTCTTGTATTCACGCTCCAAGGTACGTGCCATTGCCTGTGCTGCCGGATGGTCGCTTGGAATGGTAGAGCCTGATATGAATAGTGCGTTCAAGGCACTGATATCCTCTCCTGTTTCCCCTTTGGATTCCACGCCATTATCCTTGAACAGCTGTGCCTGGTCCGCGATCAGGTTCCTTGCAAGCTGCTTTAGGATCGGGGTCATTACAATGGAATACGCATAGGCATCTTCTTCACCGTATTTTGTATAATCGGAAAGCAAGTCCTCTGTGGACCTGCCTTCTACCTCCAATGTCTTGGCGATCTCATTCGCCTCTATCTTTTTTTTTTGATAAGAGGCATACATCGCTTTTCGCATCGTAGGGCTTACGTGTTCATTGAACTCCATGGCCTGATTGTATTGTGCGAAGGAAAGTTCCTTCTCCTGCCAGAACTCTTCGGAATCATAATCTACTCTAGCATCCATTCCCACTTCTTGTTCCATAGCGGAAATAGCCTCTTCATAAGAGATTGTTCCGAGGGTCATATGATCCACCCCTTTTTCCTGTGTCTTTTTGTAGGTTGGTTCCATAGGACTTCCGGTAGAGCTATCCTGAATACCGATCAAATTCACGTTCCCATTTCCGATAAGTGTATTGGGAATCAATACCATCTTTTTATATGCGAGGTTTCTGATAGCTCGCTCACGTTCCTTATTGATCTTTATCTTCTCGATTTCAGAGATCTCCTGTTTTGTGAATTTAGGGATTTCATAAAGCTGTCTTGTGACCTGCCCCTTGCTCTTAGCAATCGCATTCACATACAATCCTGAGGCATAGTTCTTTTTCAGGTTCTTGAACACGCTCTCATTGGATAGCATCTTGATCCTGGCTTTCTTCATATCCTTCATTTCTGAGGGATACATATTGACCTTGTTAAAAGGATTGCTGGATTTCTGGGAATACCTCAGCGCCACCACATCTTTCAACTCCTTGATTACATTGGTTGGAATCGGGGTGCTGTTCTTGGATACCAAATCCAGGTCGGAAGCGAGGTTGATATCTGCAATAGTTTCCTTCCCAAAGAAAGGCACGATGGAATTATACCCCTTCCATCCACGTTGAGCCAAATCGTAAACAATCAGGGCTTTCTGCAGGTCGATAGGCATCTCATCAAATTCCCTTTGTACCTGTGCCCTTTCCACCGGATTGAAACTCTCGTTGACCATATCGGCATTGGCCCATATCCCCATTCCTTTTTCATACTTGTGGTTGAGGTTCACTTTAAGAGCCTTGGTTAGTAATAAGCTCTTGTCAAAATCAAGCTTGTTCATCTGGTCCATATACAATCCGAGTTTATAGAATACCGATTTCTTGTTGTTCACATCGGTACTCATAATATCGGCAAGCTCTTGTTTATTGGTATTGTTATATCCCAATAATCTTGAAGCGTTCCACGAAAGGATATCGCGGGAGATCTCCTCTATCTGCGATTCCGAAAGATCACCACCTATCTGCTTCTGGAAGTCTGCAAGCATCTCATTGGTGGCATCCCTGTAAACAGGATGAAGCACTTGTGTATGTTCCAAGGTCGCCCTTGCTACACGCTCATAGTTCTTCAGGTCAGGATTGTTCCTGAATTCCGGAGAGAAGTTCAGCACCTGGTTATCATTATTGTTCCTGATTGCTTTCTCATACTTCTCCAACTGGTCGTTCAGCACCAAGGGGTTGACGTGGATCTTATTATGACCACTCATCATTCCTGAAACGGATTGTATCTCCGAGTTAATATCGGATAGCATCTCGAACAAAGCAACGATATTCGCCTGTTCAGAACGTTCCTTGGCGTTCTTAGGGTTCACGTTGATCTTATCCGCAGAGGGCCTGTCGGTTACACCAAGCTCATCGTAAATAGCCTTTACGATCTTCTCCCTTGAAGTCGTCTCGTGGAATAAACTCTTGTTATACCGGTTATGCTTCGCCCAAAGCTGTGCAGCTTCCGAGTTCAATAACCTTCCCATATCTTCCAGAGAAACGCCCATATTCACCAGTACCGAAGCAAAGGATATATTATGCTCGTTCAATCCTAAAGAATCCGCAAAACCGTGCGCAGCGTTATCCAGGATAATGTTGGCAAGGATAGCGGAACGGTGGTTCCTTGAAGCTTCTCCTTTTTCAATATCCTGAAATTTCTGAAACTCCCTTCCACCGATTTTCACGGACTTCCCTGTCTTCATAGGGATCTCATAAGCAGCCAGCATATTGGCGATCTTGTGGATATTGAATACGATCCCTACAGACCGCTTGGAAACCATAGTGTTATTATACTCTTTAGCCCTGTACTCCGAAGAGAACGGAAAAGGTTTCCGGGTGGCCTTAGGGAAGTCAATCTCGATCTTATCTATGATCGCTTGTGTTTCCTTCTCAAATACCATCTTCGCCTTGATCTGATCGTTCATATCCGCAGAGAGCCACAGGTCAATAATCTTGTCCATTGCCTGATTCCATTTGGCATAGGTCTTAGCCTGATCACCTTTTCCTTTCGCCTGAATAAACAACGAATCCCCATCAAAATCTCCACCGGTATATTCGTTAAACTCTAATGGAACCACTACTTGGTTCGCTTTTTTATTCTGGTCAAAATCTATGATTTCAAAGACACCTGTATCACCAGGCTTGCTTGAAGGAACCCTTGTGGCTATCACAATATCCCCTTTCACGTGCCATCCTATCTGAACACCAGCATCGTTCTTTTCGATACCGATATGTTTCAAAGCATCTTTCTCATTTACTCCATATCGTTTACGAGCCATATCTATCGCAGCATCTTTTAGGGCTTTCATTTCATCGTATTCCCCTGACTGACTTTGCTTTTTATTGCTCCACCCTTTCATCCTGGTTTCAATGGCGTGCTTGGCATTATAAATAGTCAATGCTTCTCGCTTATGATACTTCCCTTCCATATTGTTAGGGGCTACCATCTCCATAGGACTGTTGGTGCCATCAGCATTCCTTTGATAGTTCTTTAGCTTTTTACTTGTAAACACTCCACCTTTCTTAACGTTGTAAGATATGTCAGGTTTCTGTTGTGACAAAGAACCTGGGGTTTGCAACTTGTTCCCTTTCCTGCGGATCATCTTAGAAAGTTGGTTCACCAAAATCTCTGTATTGTAAGGGGCAGCTATAGAGCCACCTTCTTCAATCAGGATCCTTTGTCCTTGGTTCATATCCTCCTTATTTAAACCATCGAGCAGCAGTTTCTTGTATGCCACAGGGTTGTGGCTTTCAAGCTTTTTAAGTGTGCCTTTCAGCATCTCCCATTTCTGCTCAGAAATAAGATCTTGTATTTCTAAAGCCTTATCCATACCTCCAATAGAAGCAGCAGCACCGACAAGAACATTATTCACCAACTGCACCGGTGTACCGGAATAGTTCTCTATCCCGTTCATTACCTGTTGAGGTCCGAAGTTCTGTGAGCTGATTCCTATAAACTCTCCTCCTTCGGTATAGTACATCGCATCCATCAGATCATTTATGTACTCAGGGTTCAGCCTTAACGCCTCCGGTTGAAGCATCGCTCCGTCCAGGTTAAAATCTTTCCCTCTGAATTTTACTTTTACCTCAGAAATAGAAGACACCACTCCATCGGTATCTTTCTGAAACTTGGGAAAGAAACCAGATTTATCTGCCGATTGTGGAGAAGCAATAAGGATATGGTTCAAGGAACCATCCCCAAGGTCATTGGAAGGAAGTTTCCCTTCATTACCCGGTTGCTTTGCATACCATTTCTCATACTTCTCTACCCTCATATTCATTGCAGGATACAATGGGTGGTTTTCATCCACGATCGTAGTGAACCCTTTCAGGTAGGCACTCTTACCTTTAAAAGCGGCATTGTCCTTTTCAATATGTCCGTTGAGGATCTTGATACCATCCTTGATCTCAAAGACTCCTTTACCTGCGTTTTGAATTTTTATAGCGTGTTTTTCAAGGATATATTGTCCTGAGTCCGTTCCGGCAATACTACCGTTGATGATCTCATCGGCAAAGGACAACCATTCAATCTTTAAATTAGGGTTCTTAAATCCATAGATCGGGGAACCGTTCATTTTCAATCGCTTGGTTACGCTATCTCCTTTCACTCCCGGTAAGAAGGCATCGACGATATTATACCCGTTGATAGAACTGTTGACTTCATATTCAGCGATCAGGTTCTCACCTTCCTTGGTCAGCTTCCCATTCTCAAAATAGTCTTGCATCGTTTTGATGTCTCCAAACGCTTTCGCATTATCGTTCACAAAGGCCACCTGTGCGTTTATAGCATCCCTGAGGGATTGGTTGAACTTCTTTCTACTCTTGGAGAGATCATCGTTAAAAAGCTGTTGGTGCAAGTTGTACACGCTGCCCAGAACCTTACCATCATTCTTCAAACTCCTATCGGGATTGAATACTTCTTCAAAGGCGATACGTGGCATGTTCATAAGGAACTTCCTTGGGGAATCTGCAAAGGCCCCTATCTGTCCGATATAGGTCTTGTTAGGGTTTTTCCTTCCAGGACTACGTGAGCTCTTGACGAACATTAGGAAGTCTTTCATCCGTTGTTCTACATCAGAACTTCCCTTGTACACGGAACCCTTATCGTTCTTATCATCCTGAAGACCGTGGTCCTGAGATACCGTAGGCATAATACCCTTCTGGTAATTGTCATACATAAATTCCAGTAGCCTGTTGTGGTTCTGGTTATGGTTTGGTCCCTTCTTTGATTGAAGCTTATAATTCTCGTGAGAGTAGCGCTTCAAAAACTCTTCCTTGGTAGGCTTCTTCCCTTTCATTTTTCCTGAGAGGAAATCGATCATATCATCCACCTCATTGGTGATGTTGTTATTGGTGATACGAACAGACTCCATATTCCCCTGTGCATTCTTGATCGTGCTATAAGGGGTGAATTTCCTGTTGGTGTTCACGATCGCTTCCGCAAGAAACTTCCCACCATAGGTGCTCAACGTATTAGGATTTTTTACTCCTTTTGTTTCAAAAAAGAATTCTCCACGGCGTACCAATCCCGTGATAACCGATTCAATAGGCATCCTGTTCCCTTTATAAACCAGGGAACCTTCGTTGAGTATCTTCCCTACACGTATGCTCGGCCCACTATAGGCCCGGAGTACCGTTACGAAATCTCCATCCTCAGCCTTCATTGCATAGATCCTCTTCACCGCAGCCCTCAGCTGTTCTATCTCCACCAGGTCAGCAGCATCCCCTTTGAATTTCTTTCCAAGCTTTTCAAGTATATTTTGTGATTGTGCGGATTCTGTATTGCTCATAGAATCATACATCTCAATATCCCCCTTGTTGGTAAGGACTGTTGTAAGCCCTGAGATATGACGTGCATTGCTCATTACATAAAACATCGAGTTCAGCAGCTGCATCTTGGTTTCGGGATATACGTGCTCCATATACCTGTTGAACGCCTGTACTTCTTCCAAAGCAGAGTTTTCTATATGGCGAATAAAAGCACTTCTATCATTTTCCTTTGCAAGCTCGAAGATGTGGGATTCAAAAAGATCCCTGTCAAACTCCGGGCGTTTCTTCCAATCCCCAGGCTTCTCTGTGCCTACATTCTTTTTGGCAAAGGATTGCCTTAGGGATTTCTGGTACACGATCCCAAACCTATGAAGCATCTTGGTAGCCTTCTGTGCGTGTTTGTTGTAAGCCGTATTAAAGAAAGCGTTCCCGTTCTCTTCAAGACCGATCTCCGCATCCTCCCACATATCGGCAAGCTCCTTTTCATCCATCATAGAGATAGCCTCCATATCGTGCTTAAAAGATTTTCTCACTCGTTCATTGATATCTTCAATTTCTGCTTCGTATTCCATATCGATCTCCGTTACCCTCGCATCCATTCCCTGAATATCCAATGCGGCACCTTTAGCCACCGCTGAAAAAGCAGCAAGGATAAAATCTTTTTGGGTTTCCCCTGGAAGAGGTTCTCGACCATCCAAGGTGCGCAATAATTGCTTGACGTTGCTTTCTCCGTAGTTCTCTTCTGAACGTGTGCGGATAGCACCCCACCAGCTTTTGGTGTACTTCTGACGTACCGGTTCGTTCTTGATGTCGAACATCTTCCCGTAGTTCTCGGACAAAGGCCCTTGAAGGGAATGGGTGAATACTTCCTCGATGATATATCCTTGCTCGTTCATTGGAGCTTGAAGGATGTTCTTGTTCTCTACCTCGTGGTTGAACGCTTGTAAAGCGATACTGGAAGGAACATTCTCCCTTTTCATAATAGTTGCCACCGCTGACTTCTTGGTCATAGGGGCAAGCTTCCCATCCTCGCCTTTGATGTTGTAAATAACCATATCGTGGTAGGTCTTCATGATCTGATCTACCAGTGGTTGGTTCTTCATATACTCCCTTGCGGCCTGTTTCGTTTCAGACTGTTGCATCCCAAGCTTGAAGAAGATATGGGATAGCTCATGCATATATACCCAATCTTGATCCCAGGCTTTACTGTCGATAAAGATCGTAGAGGCAAGGGAATATCCAAGTCCTTGCGAACCGACCACATCAAAAAGGTTCTTTGCTATCAAAGCACGAACTGGCGCACCTGCTTTCTTTCCATTGTGTTCTACCTCATCCACTTCCGGAAAGATGTTTTTAAGTGCGTGGTTCACCGCGCTCATCTTATCGACATCGGAAGGACCATAGATGTTGATCGTGCTCCTTTTGTTGAGGTAGTTGTCTATCTCATTTTGTGAGATGGCATCTGTTGATTTGCTATCCCCGTCAAAGTTCTTGATACGCTCGCGAAGGTTCTTAAAGAAGGCTGCATCTGCGAGGTTCTGCCGGACCATCTGTATGTTCTTGACCTGATTGACCTTGCCCTTAATAAAGTCCATAGCACGGGCGTCCTTGCCCACAGGGGCATCCTCTTTAACCTCTGCCTTGGCTTCATCGGCAGCATCCTTTATAGCATTCTTATCTGCTTTATAATCTGTAGAACCTTCCTCATCCTCCCGGGCTTTCTGATCGCTCAGGGTTTCCGATTTCATCTGCGTGTTAGCAAGGTTCGATAAGTCTGACATCTTCGCTTTAAGCTGTGCTTTGACCTTCGTGGTCAACTCTCCATCCTGATCCAACAATGCTTTCACATCAGTCAGGATCTTCTGTGCCTTGGCTTTCATTCCCGATTGGATCCCTTTGGTATCTTTAAAGAAGTCCGACATCTTCTTGAAGTACTTCTTGGCTTCTCCCTTTGCGACATCAGTATCAAGGCCCTGGTTATTGATAGCGTTCCTTGCACCGGAAACAGAATCCTTTACAAATCCCTTGACCTTCCCGAAGATGCTTTTGGCATTTCGCTCTGCTTTGGTAAAGGCGTTCTCTGAGTCTGAATTCTCTGGATCTGGATCATCATCCACATCTTCGTTTTCATCATCCTCAGTCTTTCCGGGTTCTTTTCCATCCTTAGGCGGTTTAGGTTTGTCTTTGGGCTTGTCCTTGGAATTTTTAGCATCATTCGCAATAGCGGTATCATCAGCGGCTTTGAACTCTTTTATGAAGTTCTCCACCTCAGCACTTTTGGCATTATATATATCCCGTTCCTGTTTACTTATAGTATTGTTTTTGGATTTACCGGACATCTTCTTGGCAATGCTTTTCAGGATATCATCAGATATCTCCCCATCTTTTGAATTCTGGAAATTCTCAAAATCTTCCTTAGTAACTTCTACCTCTGGAACACCATCCCAGAAAGTATCGGTTTCCGATTTCTTAGGCTTGCCGTCTTCGGTTGTTTCTTCCTTCTTTCCTGACTTAAAAAAATCGACAATCCCTCCAACAGCTTCTTTCCCTTTTTTTGTAAGGCTCTTGAAGTCTACGAAGTTCTTGCTCCCCGGTTTGACCTCACCATCTTTGGTAAATTGATTGTAGTCTTGTGTGGACAATCCCCCGGTTACGATCTCGTTGCCATACTCATCCTTCTCCACTTTTAATTTTAATGGATTAGCTTTCTTACCAAGCAATAGGTTGGTACGTTGCTCTATGGAATAAGCTTTTAAAGCAGCAGCATTCCTTAAGTTCTCGTCAAGCTTCTTTTGGATTCCTTCAAGACGTGGTACTACATTTGCTCCTGTTTCCGCAGCAGCCTCGCTGATGATAGCCGTTTGTTTGGCAGCTTCCTCCTTATACTGGATCATTAGATCATCGAAGTACGCCACATCGCTGTTTGATTGCACCAATGCCCTAAGGCCTTTGATGTTTAATGCTTCTCCTTTTTCTTTGATATCGATAGCCTGAGTAAACATCTCTTCAAGCTGTGCCACCTGTTTTTCATCGATGGTACCTTCCTTGATTTGTTTTTCAAGGAACCCATCAAACAATTCCTGTTTTCGTTCAGCCGGTATGTTATCATCAATAGCAATATCAGTAAGCTGATCTCTTCTGTGGAACGCTGTCCACGTCTTTTCCGCTTCGGTAGCGTGTTGCATTATCGTGGATAGGTTTTCTTTCCTGTTATGCAGTTGATAGTGTTCTTCCGCTTTCTTGTTCAACAAGGCACTTGACCCGGTTCCACCCATTAGGTTGGCACCAACACCACCCAGAATAGCAGAAACAGCAATCGTTTTCCTGTTCCCTGGTGAGGTATAGTAATCATAAAACCCTTGTGGATCCAGTAGCTTCTCCGGATCCCCGGTAGCTTCTGCATACGCTTTCTGTGATGCCCATTCCTCCCAAGTTTCCTGTACAGATTCTTCCAAACCTTCAAATGCTGTTTTTCCTGCAAAATTTTTACTTCCGATAAGTGTTTTCTTTAACAACGGGGCAAGCTCCATACGTGCCATTTTTCCTGAGATACCAAGACGTTCTGCCTTGTTGTACATCCTACCACCCCTAAGGGCGTTCTTACCTTTAAGCAGCTTTCCTACTCCCCCGTAGGTGATTCCCCACGATAACATATCAACTGCCAGATAAGCAGCGTTGTTCTTCATTGTATTGGATGCCATTTCCCCGAGTTCATCCTCGTTGAACATCAGCTCATCGGTATCTCCTATTTTATCGTTCTTATGTTCATTGACAAGCTGCGATGCTTGTAACATACCCGCTATAAGATTTGAAGCTAAACCAGCTCCTAAGATACCGGCTACGGTTTCCCCTGCTCCTGTAAGACCTGTATCGGTAGCAAGCTTCCCTAACAGGCCAGCACCAGAACCATAGACTTCTTTGCCCATAGCAGTAGCTGTTCTTGTACCTCCAAGAATAGTGCCTGGGGTTCTTTTTGCTATCTGCCCTAATATCCCTCTGGATATACCTCCAGCGTATTTAGCCGCTTTGATATAAGCAATCATTCCTGGTATCTGACGGGCGATATCAACGGAATAGAATTTAGGATTAATAACATCTGCCCAACCAAATTTTCCATTTTTTAATTCCTCCGGGATATATGCTTGGTAATCATCCATATTATCCTGACCTATCTCTTGCAATGTATTAGAAATCCAATTCCCATCTTTGAGAGTTCCCATAGCAGAACCGGGAATCGCTGCCCCTAAAAGCTGTGCTATACCTCCCACATCATGAACGACCTGTCCAAAAGCACCATATAGGAAACTGTTGGCTGTTTCATCAGCAAAACTCCGCATAGTGTATTCAGGTGACCACGAGGTAGGATCGCCCTGTACATCTCGGGAGTTCTCAACACCCATTCCACCTACTTGTTGACCGGCAACCATATTACGCTGTGCTGCCTGTTCCTGCTCCTGTCCTTGTGGAACATTCAAAGGCGTATCAATACGTGAAGGGTTCTGGGCTTCCTCAGCAGCTTTACGTTTCTTCTCAGGATCCATATCCCCGTAGTCGGGGGTACGTCCCTGGCTTATAGCCTCAAATTGATCAGGCTGTCCTTCCGGGATTTGTTGTGGTTCTTCTTCTCCTTTGATTCTTGCTTTACGACGATCTAATATATTTGACATAATTGGTTGGGATATAGTATGATTAATAATTTTGAAGGAACTGTTTCCATCTGTCTGCTATATGCTTATTGACCCTGTATTCCTGTGATTCTGGTTCAAGACCTGCCTGAACCTCTTCGTACCACGCTTGAACAAGTTGCTCATTGTTGTAGTTCTCATAGTCATGAAGTTTTTCGTTCATTCCCTGAGCTTTGCCAACTTCTTCTGTAAATCCTTTGGATTTTACATCAGAAGCCACGTCATTTTTATCTACATACCAATTTTTAGGGTCTTGTTCAGGATCCTCTAATTCCCGTTGGGCATAATCATTGGCAAGATAGAATGACTTCGCCAGCTTATCCCTGTTTTTCTGACCTCCGCTGTTTGCTCCCTGATATCCTTCCATCTCAAAACCGAAATCGCTTTCTTGTCCGGCAAAGATCTCTGCTGTTTCTTTCTTGCCTGTTTCAAGGGCCACCCGTTCTTGTTGGTTCATTTTGGATGCAGCTTGTTGTCTTTCCTGAGTGGTTCTGTCAAGTTGCACCGTTTCAGTAAGATCATTGTTCTCTGCCATCATACCAGAAAGCTTGGTGTTTAAAGCATCATCATCAAGATCTATTTTGTGGTAGAACGTATCTCCATTTTCATTCTTCAAAGCAATCACCGTAGCAAGTTTCGCTGTTCCACCAGGATTATCTCCTTTGTAACCAGCATCTATCTTATCAGTAGCCTTTTGATCTACGGTTCCATCAGTTCCCCTAATACCTCCGCCTTGCATAACGTTTATCATTAAAGCAGACTTGTCTGGATCATTCCCATCTCCGGCAGTCATTTCCCAAGCAGTCTTAACTCCAAGTACTTCATACTTCCCTTTGTATTCATCGTCCAGCTTGGTACTTCCTACCCTGATTCCTCTGGAAGTATATACATCTCCTTTTGGTTCATAATCAAGGACATATCTACCGTCCATTTTATATCCAAAACCATTTTCTTCTTCACTGCTGAGGACTGCTTTTACAACAGCTCCCGTATTGGCTTCATAAACATTATAACTATCTTTCAGTTGTACTTGGCTATCAGCTATATCAGACCAAGCATCCCTTACCCAAGGCCATAGAACAAGGTCGATTGCTTCAAAACCATCTTTATTTAGTCCGTTGTCTTCTACAATAAGATCGCTTTTCTTACGAGCCATTGCAGTGGTCATTTTATCGGAAGGGATTCCGTTCTCAGCATCTCCTTTTTTACGTTTCCCGATAAAGCCACCTTCTTTCTCGGCACTTACAACATCATCCACACTCTGCTGTCCAGTGTCGCTGATCCAGGTACGATAGTTATTGTTATAAGTAACCTTGTCTTCCATATCCCTTTGTGCAGCAGTTCTCTTATCCGTAGTGCTTCCTGTAGTAGTTTTTGGAACTCTAGGTTCTCTTGTTCCTACTCCACCCCATCCCATCTGTGTGACATATCTATTTATTACGTCCAGTCCATCCCTTGTGAGGGGGTCAGGAACTATCCTTTCTGGATACATCATTTGATAGTTTCCCAATATCTTGGTCATATTCCCTTTATAAGAAGCGACATATTCAGGATGTATTTGAGTACCGACATTGAAAGCATTGGAAGGTGGTATCTCCACATCGCTCATCATTCCTGAATAGGTAATGGTAGCACCATCGGGATTGTTGTAGTAGTCCTCCACCGATTGCCTGTCCTTTGGTATCAATCGAGCACCAAGTCCATCCTTCTCCGCTAACCGGATATTGGTCAGGTTTTTCTTATTCTCCTGGTACCGGATATTCTCATCGGAGCGAATGATGCTGTTCTTGATATTGTTCAATGCGGAAATACCTCCTTTCTCAAAGAAGTCTTTTCGGGAACCACCAGCTTCCCCTATTTGGTCACGGAGCTGATTTTGGGATAACAAGATCTTCTTGTTGATTCGCTTGCGGTCTTTCTCCAAAAGCTGATCAGTACTTTTATACATCTCATCGAAAGCTGCTGCTTCCATTTGTTGAGACTGCATCTCTGCCTGCTTCTTTTGTTCCATCATACCGTACAGGCTCTCGGTCTGTGCAATATCACGATACGCCTGATCTCTGTCGTTGACGCTTCCTGTTAATCCAATTAGGGGGTTACTCATAGTATGTAAAGTTAAACAAGTCCTTTAGAGGAATTTGAGTTATTATTGCTGGCCATAGTATTCATCATTTCTATTATCTGTTCATTTGAGAAACTTCTAAAAAATTCCTCTTCATTATTAGATTTCATTTTAATTTCCAATAATTTTTCAGGGGTTACTTTTTCTCCTGGTTTCAAACCTCCTAAATACCTCATCTGCATTATCCTTGGATATACCTCCCTTTTGCTTTGGAATTTACTATCCGGAACCATAGGTGTCATAAGAGAATCTAAACCGGTTGCATGCGTGTATTCGTGAACTGCCGTAACCCGAGCTTCATCTTCACCATATTTCTCATTGACAGAAATAACATCGTTAGATGGATCCCACATCCCCATGTTATTTTCTGGATCTAGTCCAAGTCCAGTGATTTTTCGCTGTTGTTGATATAGATCAGATGAATTAGAGTAAGCCTCAGTGACATTTAATCCATATAAAGCCCTTGTTTTGTCAATTTTATTTACAGCTTCTTGCTGGTATGTACTGGCAATATCTTCTCGTCTTCCATCTTCACTAAGCAATGGCCTTATAAGCGTATTTAATCCTTTTGTAAGCATTGAATCATCTTCAACCATACCGACATTTTTAACAAGCCTTTCTTTTGTCTTGGGGTCATTATACCAGTTTTTGGTCCAATCTTTTTCATAATCCAAATTTTCAGGAGTGTTGTACACTCCGTTCTCATCTTTAGAATTATAAATTTCATCAATGCTCATATTCTTCTTTATTTGAGGATCTGTATTAAACGAAGTTAAACCTTCTGCCCCCATTGTTCTTGCGGCTTGTTGACCTAAATTCATATCAGGTTGGGATTTTTTTTTTCATCCCCAAATCCCGCTAATCCCATTGGTTCAAGGCTCGATACATTCTCTGCCGCAGCTCTCCCGGGCATTGTATTCCTTTTTGTAAAAGCTTGAAGCTCTTGAATAGCGGGGGATTCTATCTTCTCAGGCTTGCTCATCTCCGGAAGGGCTTTATCAGCATCCGAGAACATCAATCCGAAATCCTGTCGCTCTTTGGCCTCAGGGAACTTGGTGACATCCATCTTGATCTTCTGAGGATTGTCATATAGATAATTGATAAGATTTGCCTGATCTTTCTCGGAACCTCCTTGGGAAATAAATTCCTTGGCCATCTCTTGTTGTTGAGGATTCAAGGCAGCTTTCTTTTCAAGGGCTTGCAATTGAAGTCCGGAATATTCTTTGAACTCTGCTTTTCTCTTATGATAAGATTCCTGGCTGTTCGGGGCATCTGGTTTGGCATCTATCGCAAAGCCGAACATCTCCTGTTCCAACCACGACTTCTTCATATGGTTGATACTCCCCGGTCCATTCTCCTTCTGGTATTTAAGACCATTGATCATCTGTGCAAATCCAGCTTGTGCAAGGTCTTCTCCATCCGATCTGCGCTTTAAGGCTTCCTGATAGTCTATCGAGTGGTTTGCCACGTCCTTACGTGCCTTAAAATCGTTTTGGTATTTAAGGGCTTCTCCGTATTGTTTGAAAGCTTGCTCCTTCGCTTCGTAATCGGCAAGCTGCATATCTACGATCCCCTGTGCTTTTGATTTCTCCAATCCACCGAGGTTTCCAAGTACCAATGCCCTGTTTCCACCGGAAGCGTTTACGATGTTAGCAAGTCCTCCTTGTAATCCCTCGGCAAGTTGCGCCTTCATAGCGGCTTCTACCGACGGGGGCAATCCCTCTTTGGATTTCTTGGCGAGTTGTGCGGCAAAGTTCCGGTAGGCCTCCGTTACCTCTTCGGTGCGTTTAGGTATCTTGGTATCTCTCGCCTGTTCAAGACCGTTAAGTCCAAGGGCCATTCCCGTGATCGCATCAAAAGGGATCTCTTTCTTAAAGTCCTCTTTGTTGTAAGACTTTCCTTCCCCCTCGGCCTTCTTCCTTGCAAGGTCTTCCCTTACGTTTTTCCCCCATTGGTCTAACAGGGATTCTCCTTCTTTAGCGAGTCCGGAAGTTTTCGCTGCATCAGTCCCATCGGTATCAGTTGTCTTGGTGGTAGCCTTGACAGGTTCTTCTTTAAGGGGTGCTTTCTCTTCTGTGGGAAGATCAGCGATCTGCTCTCCGTCAAGTGTATCTATTTCAGTATAGCTGTTGAGGTTCTGCGTGTAGGCTACTGCTTCGGGAACCAATCCCATAGGCCCTGAAACGCCTGCCTTTTCTCCTGTGAACCAACCGGCTATCTTCCTGAAATTGTTCTCGGAGAAGAAGTCTTTTGAAGCGGTATTGCTTATGACCGCCCCATCTTGATCTCCGGCCTTTCCTTCTATGATTTTTAATTGTTCAGGACTAAAACTGTCCTTTCCTGTAACCGCTTTTATTCCGGCCTTTCCAAATTCCTGTGGATTAAAATTGTAAATAAAATTCGTTCCACCTGAAACTTTGACTCCATTGGCTTTTGCCCAGGCTTTGAATTCTTTTGCTTCTGCAGGACCACCAAGGGTGATAGATCCTGTACTGGATAGTCCTTTCCCAATATGACCTACCCTTGATTTCTCTCCCCATTTTTGGTATTCCGCCACACCAGCCTTGATTTTATCATCTTGGGCTTTGGCCTTGACAGCGTTGCCTTCATTTCGTTTTGTGATATGGTCATTCACAATAGGAAGATAGCCCTTGGACTTATACTCCGAATTGAGCTGTGCTATTTGTCGGTTCTTATCCACATCGTCCAAGTCCTCATAGTTGATGATCCTATCTTTAGCAGTAAAATAGTCCTTGGATATCTTGTCCTTTTCTGCCTGTGGCATTGCATCTATCTGCACCGCCGTAAGCTGCTCCGGGGTAATGGGTTGACCTACCTTGGTAGCGATACTGTTCATATAAGAAATAGAACTCGGATTCTTATGCTTAGCTCCATCCACACCTACTTCAGTAGCTTTACTAAAGTTTCCTGTGGAGATTTCTTTAATAGCTTTTGCTTCTCCCCTAAGATGAACCAGTGCCCCAGCCTGTTCCATTGTAATACCTTTAGGGTTCAATGAAGAAACGGCTTCCATCGCTTTTGGATATAATACCTCCTTAGCATAATACTTAAAATAAGAATCCTGCAGTCCGGGCATCGTCTTGAATTCATCCAAGCTTTGAGGGATGGGCATCCCATTCCTTTCTGCAAAGGCCTGTATACTCTTCTCTGCGGCCTTCCCATCCTTGCTTAACCACATTTCAGTAAACTGGTATTTCCCTGCAGCGGTGCTGGTAGGGTTTTGAGCATCGTACTGATTATTCGATTCGTGCTGTCCAAGTGCCTTCTGCATATTGGTTACGAACTGCTCTTTCAAGGCCAGTTCACTTGGAGTGGGTTTTGTTTTTTTTGCCATAACGCCTGTTGATTTTAGTGTGGAAGCTGATTTTGTTTTAGTACGTGATACTTCTTTTAAGGGAATATTTGTATTGGTAGCTACTACAGGTGTCGCCTTTGTGGAAACTAATCCCGTAGGGGTAAACTCCATTGGCTTTTGTTTCACCTTTGGGGCGCGTTCTATCCCTGCAGCAGTTAGCTTGTCTGCTTCTCTGGGCACCAATCCTTCAGGATCAAGTTTATTAGCTGCTAGCACAGATTCCCTATGCTTATCAACTGCTTTTACAGCTTCTATTCCCTGAAGACCCTGAGCTTCTATAGAACTCACGACTTCCGCGTTTTTTGTAGAACTATATGGATTCCCTACAACTTCATTTTCAGAAAACCCGGCTTGTTCTTTTAAGCCAATACCAGCAGTAGTTCTTTTATAAGCATTAGTATAAGGTTCTTTAAAAAACTCATTAGGCTTTTCATATATAAATTTATTGTCTTTTAAAAATCCTTTATCGTTATAACTTTTAATCATTTGCTGAACGCCACCAGGACCAAAATTGTAAGCTACATTCTGGAAAAAAGTTTTTTGGATAGGCGTTAACTCAATATCATTTTCCTTTAGGTACTTATCTATATTGTCATTCTCATTTCTTTGAAAAGCAGCTACATAATCAATAGCGATATCAAGCCTTTTAAAGTCACCTGATATTACATTATCCTTCTCATTCTCTGTTTTCCACTCACGAACATTTTCCTTATATTCTTTAGGATCTACATAGCCTTTACGGAATAAATCATTCTTTATATTACCAACAGTATCAAGACCAAGATGCTTCATCCCAGATATAGGATATTCATAATAATCATCTTTAGTAGAGCCGTATTTATCTGCAAGTACGTTATAGCGATCTAATCCTTCCGTAAATAAACCGGAAGCCAGGAAAGCAGGATCTAAGTTGTGCTTCTTAGCAGATGCTTCTATCAGGCTCCTGATAGTTTTTCCAGTAGTAAGATCAACTCTATTAAGAAGATGGGTGTAGTATTGAGTATCGGAACCATAGCGCTTCTTCCATTCTGCTCTGGTGAGATCCTTTCCTGGTCCTGGTTTCTTGTTTGCCATAATTACGAGATTATTCCTAATTGTTTCTTACGAAGGTTCTGCATCGAATCCATAGCGGCCAGTCCTTCCGATTGTCGGTATTCATCCTCACGTGTATTGCGTTCAAGAGCATCTCCCTTAACATTAAATTTCTGTCTGTTGCCGTGGTATTCTTTTTGTGCTGCGGAATGGGCAACGGTAGATATCCCTCCACCAACAGCTGCTCCTATAACCATTCCCCAGGGACCAAAAGCTTTTCCTGCCTGTGCCCCTTGTCCTGCTCCTTCAAGGATAGCGGCCTTTCCATTTCCAACACCACCACCTTCAGCAGAGGTGTCGAATTGTCCTCCCCCGATATTATCTATAAGACCCATCACTGCCGGAGCGGCATCCATAGCACCACCGGCTACAGCACCAGCATCCATTCCACCACCAGATACTTTCACACCATCCTTGGTGACACCTTTATCGCCCATCTGCCAGGAGTTCTTCTTCCCGGCACCCATAAGGCCTTTGTCCGATGCGGCACCAACACCGTCGGCACCCATTTGTGGGTTCTTTCCTAATGAGGTTTTTACCCCGGAAGTATCGTAATCGATCTCCCCGAATTTACTTCCGTATTTCTTCAAAAAACTGTTTGTGGCATGATCTGGCATAGCTTATAATATTATTGGTGACTGTTTCTCAAACTGTTAATTACTGCTAATATATCTACTTTATTTTTATTGAGGCTCTCTGCGGTAATTTCTATTGACATCCAGTTTCCACGAAGGTCGGCCATTTCCGCTTTTGTATAGATATCGTTCTTGGGAGGAAGCGTGTGGTTCCCTTCCCTGATCTTGTACCACCTATGGTTACCGTTGATTGTGCGCTCCTGTTCAAGACTGGTAAGGAACTTCGCACTTTTTATAGGGTACTTTAGATTGGTGACAATCTGCATCTGCCTGTACAGGAACACTTGATTGATCTCACCGTTAACGGTAGTCTGCACTTTGATGAGTTTCTTTGCCCCGAACAAGTCAAGTGGATATCCTTCATTCAACTGGTGCAGCTGATTACTTACCGGAGCATATAGCTTGTTGTCAAAATCTATGTACAGGTCATTGTTGTATTCATACTCCCCATTGATAACCTCGAAGAGTTCATTGTAGGAGATCACGAAGCTTGCCCCGGAGGAAGTCCGCACCCGAACATTGCTCTCTTTGTTTGCGTGGTCATAGAAGCCTTCACAATCAATGATCCTATCGTTCTTTAACCGGTTCCAGTAATCAACGTGCAAGAGGTTCTTTACAAGCATCGGCTTGTCCACTTTCACGAGTTCTATGTGCTTTTCGTCAAAGAAGGTAAAGCCAAAGTCGCTCAAAGCAACGGCCCTTCGTATCGCTGTTCCATAAGAACTGAGTACCTGATGTCCTTCCACGACCTGTCCGGATCCCTGTTTGATATTTATGGGATTTCCCTTTGAGTCCTGAACGATCCTGTCGGTACCGATATGGATAAGAGAGGTTTGATTACTTTGAATAGCGAACACCTGGTCTTTCCACCGAAGGATGTTCGATACATCGCCCTTGTTCTTTTCAAGTTCCGCATAGAAATTGTTGGGCTTGAACATCGTCCAGCTGTCATACAATTCCCCTGAAAGCTTTACATCAGAAACAGCAATAACATTTCCAAGATCGGGATCATCTTTAAACTGGAAAGGTTTAGGTATAAATTCCTTTAGGTTCGCTTCATTAAAATAGGCTTCATTGATATCTTCCGTCCGCAGTGTTTCAAAATTGTGCTTAGCAGTTTCACGAAAGAATTCGTGTCCAGAAGTAAGCTTAGGCTCTACCTGTGATTCCAATACCACGGCATAACTCCATGCACCGTTGCGTTCCCAGAATTCTAAATCTCCACCATCACGACCGTTCCCTCCGTTGTTTAGGTTCACCCTGTACCTCAACTCATCATCCCCGGCATCGTTCTTCGTGCGGAGATTCAAAGTGATGTAGGTATCGGCACCAACGTCAAAGGACTGTACTCCATTGTTTTTTGCTACAGGAATGGTCTTGCTCATTGGGATATATACATTGTGGCTGTAGGCTTGTTTGCTTCTTCCACCATATACAGATTCCTTATTATCCCTGTAGATATTGACAAGGGGATAACTGTCATAAACAATATGCCCGGAGCCTCCAAGACGTACCTCAGCATCTATGGTATGGATATCAGGACCTACGATTGCGGGAGTGAACAGGTCTGTTTCGGTTTTCAGGATTACCGTACTGTAACCGGGAGAAGTCCTTGCGGAACTAAAGAGGGCCACCTTAGCCCTGGTTTGTTTATATTCCCATTTACGGGCAAAGGAGCTGAAGTACCATGGCATTGATGCAAATGCGATCGCATTATTCGATACATCGTGTTGTAGGTCAAAAGCTGCTCCTGAGATCAACTCTCCCCTATTCATTCCTTTGGCCTTAGCGATGTCGATAGTTCTTTGAGCTTCGGTCAAAGACTTGTACAGCGGTTGTGATTTGGAGAATACGGAAACATTAAGGAAATAAAACTCCCTGCTTTTCCCATTTTCCTTGTCTTCATTGGCATCCCGTGGTAGCATTTCCGAATTTATGTTACCCTCAATTTGTTCCCAAGATATTTTCCTTGAAAATTTAGGGTATTTCTCTTTGGTAACTTCCGTCCAAGTCCATCTTCCCGTATCGACCCCATTTATCGCATGGGCATAGTTCATAATAACGCCCGGGGTATGATCGGTATTTAATTTCGCCAGAACCTTTACCTGTGAGCTGGACACATACTGATCTGATATCTTTCCGAAATACAGGTCGGGAGAATCAAAGGTGCAAAGCTTCCTGCTGGTGATTACCCTTTTTGTCGGATCCACATTTGCCTCGTCTGCCGGTGTGTAAACATAATCATCCCCATTCGCATCATATTGCGCCAGTCCAAGTTTTTCATAGACAGGGCCTCCGTAATAAGGCAACGTCCACTTGTCCTGAAGGGCAACGGGCATCCTGTTATCATCATTATCATCTGCCTGTACCCGCTGCAACGGTGCTGCGATACCTTGGCACAGGATGGTTCTGTTCTCTTCTGTGCGCTCCACGTACAGCAACTGGTACATTGATATCAGCTTTTGTAGTTCACAGCTTAAACGCACCTCTACGTGCATTTTTATTCCGTACCCGTACAGGGTTCCGTTCTCAACGTTCTGGTGTTTAAAATTCTCGTTGGAAAGTATAAGATTGCCCTCATCGTCGATCTCTTTCCTGAGATCCCCCAATCCGGGAACCTTTATATCCCCAATGGGAACGGAGAAATAACGGTGGCTTTTGTGGTCGTATGCCTGAAAAGCCAATCTGTAAATTTCATCCTTCATCACGTATTTCTCAAAGCTCGGGGCCACAAAATCCAATAGCTTCCCAGCACCTACATAAGGCTCGGTTGCTTGGTTAAGTAAAGCTTCCTTCTGTTCCCTGAAGGTGATCCGGATTCCATTACCCTGGTGGAACCCTATAGATTCAGCACCGTACACAAGTTTGGAAATATCGATATCAGGACTAAGGAATACAAGGTCTGTTTTTATGTTCTCGATATATTGCTCATTGTTCGATTCAAAAACGTAATACGAGAAGTCACTTTGAACAAGCGTATCTATAGGGGAAAATAATAACTGACCGTCGCTATCGCTGATAAGTAAATTCGGGAAATAATCAGGAAAATCAGGATTGTTTATTTGTTGATCCAGGATCCACGCCGTTACTTCCGGAAGGATGCTGGTATAGCTTTCAAGAGCAATGTCCGAGATAGTGAAGTCCAAAGATAAACCTACAAGTTTATTTTTAAGACTAATGGTCAGCGGACCGAAGGAAGCTATCTGCGTATATTTCTTGTTCCGTACATAACTGAGCTTGGCGGTACTGGTAGGGTCTATGTACCGATAATTCCAAGGCTCAGGATTTATAAGTGTTTCATGGGTTTGCCCTATAGCGTTCCAAGAATGTAAAGGAAACAGGTAGTCGAGGTTTTCTATGGCAGCAGGAATAGGAGCGTTCCTTAGACCTGCAGCAATCAGCTTGTTCTTTTTAGAAGTGAAGTCGTTGCAGTAGGTCCAGGTGTTCTTGAACTCCAAAATATCGTTCAGGGTAATATCGTCGATCATCTCGGCTTCGTTACCGTAATGATTAAAATCGACAATTGCCCTCGATGGTTTTATTCCTAGGTTCCTGATTGCCGTAGGAATACCCAGGGCTTCAAATTCAAGAGCGATGCACTCTATTTGTGAGGAAGGCTCAGGATCTAATATATTGCACTGTACCTTCACCATCTTCCCCGTGATCTCGCTGACAGCTCCACCCCTGAAAAGGATTGGTGCATCTTCCACTAAAAGGGTAGCGAATTCAGAAAAAGGGGAGAACCCTGATACCTGTCCGTTTTCGGAAATGATCCTGTACAAGTACAAGGACTTCATCGCCTTTAGCAATCCTCCGTCAAGTATTTGCTTAACCTCAGCTTGCAACAAGACGTTGTCAAGGACCTGGTTGAATTCAGAGGCGCTCCTTTTCGACAGGGAGGTATCTTTCCTGTTGAATACCCTTCTGGGGTTCACGGCATCGGTATAATAAACACGTTTGTAGAATTCATTTTCCTCCACGCCCTCGGTGGTAATCTTACCTTCCATAGGCCAGTTCTGTGCGCCTGTCCAAATACGTTCCCCTTTGAGCACGCCGTTGTTGTCGAGCGTGAAACTGATAATAGTATCGTAATAATCAAGGTTGTTCAGAGGGATATTGTTATTGTCGATATTGCAAATGGAGAAGTCAGCAACATTAAAACGTTCCTTGTAGTATTCTCCGAAATTTATCTCATTTACCAATCCTTCTACACTGGAATAAGGGATCTCATAATCGGTGGGATCCGATACAGGATTGATCACGGTATAAACGCTTTCAATGATTGAAGAGTTTGCAGCTATGCCCGTGGTGTTCATTATCAATATGCCCGTATTGGCATCCGCTTGCAGCGTGAAGCTTTCGGAGAACAGTGTTTGTTCCGTGATCTGGGTTTCCGTTCCCTGTCCGCTTCCTGTCGGCTTCAAGCATTTGGCCATTACCAGCGTTTCATCGCTGAAAGAATGAAACCCCAGGTACTTTACGATACTTGCATTCTCATAAACAAGCTTGCTCCCTTCAATAGATGAAAATGAAAAAACGCCGTCTTTCGAGTACAGCCTTCCATTGATACCTTTTGTGTAGGTGTTCTTCTTCTCTATGTTTTGTACAGAGTCTTTTGAGTTTCCTCCCTCGAATGTGTTTACTGTAGTGAAATTTACCATTTTCAGTTATTAAGCGTTTGAAACGATTGAAGCTGTATATGTTGTTGCGGAAACAGCCGCAAGATCTCCGTTGATATCAATTAAAGTAACGGTGCTGGTTCCTGTTTCCGTCGCCTCATCTTTAATAATCCTGTGCTGTATTGAGAAAGAGCCTTTTCCTTTTTCATCTAAACCAACACTTATAGGAACAATGGCATTTACGATATGACTGCTTTCTATACCATCGATAGAAATAACCACGACTCCTTGCGCCTCAGGATTGGCGGTAGTCAGGAAGGGGCAGTTTATATCCACGTTGATTTGTGCCGTTCCACCTTGGTACCCTTCAACTATCTCGAATATCGCGGTGTGGTTGAAAGTGTCATAAGTAACATTGGTTTCACTGAGTATGCTACCAATGACCGAATAATCTTCTGTCTTTGTAAGCGTGGCAATGGAAGCTACATTGATCGTAAAGGAATAAACCGTAGGTTCAAGCATTGTACCTTTCCCCACCTGATATTGTAGCACCAGATATGGGAACCCACCTCCTTCGAGGTACGTGGTATATATAGCTGACAATAGGTCTTTTGGTGACAATCTATAGCCTTGCAATACGGACTGGCCGTTTAGGCTGAGGTTGTTAACCCCTCCAATGGAAACAATCTCCACGAACTCTACCGCTTGGTTGACGGGCAAGATATTGAGCATACCATCTGATTGTCCTTTTATCCAGGTCGCTGTTACATTTGCCGAGATGGGAAGATTGGCGAGGTCATATTCTTTCCACGTTAAATTCAAGGAAGCTTCATTACTGGTCTTGGCAAGGCTCTGGTCATAGGTTTTGTACTTGACGGACTCTGAAAGATAATATCCATCAAGTGACGGGATCCTTTCAAAGCTAAGGCTCGATTCCAGGGCAATAGCATAGTTGGTGTTCAGAAGTACTACCGTAGCCCCTACCTTAGCTATTACTGTTGTAGGGATTGATGTAATGATGAAATGCGATATTGCCATGATAGCTGGGGGTTTTTCAAAGTTATCATTAAAATTTAAATAATTCTAAACTTGCTTAGAACAAATAATACTACAAACACAATGCAGCCAATCATAAATGCGTAATAATCCCATGGATAAACATATACTTTTACTTCCTTGGAATGGCTCAGTTCTCGGTAAAGTTTATTGTAAAGTGTTACACTGTCCTTCTTGAACTGCATCAAATATCGTTGCTCTAAACTGTTGGAGGTGCTGTCTATGAATTGCTCCAGGAACAGTTTCCCATCCTTTGAATAGATACGGGAGGTATTGCCACCTGATTTGATTTGCGTGTCGATAGAGGCCAATATACCATCCTTGCAGGGGTTTTCTATCACGGTACTTCCGGAGGTGGGACGGGTAACATAAACAAGCCGGTCCCGGTATTCTGTTTGTATCAGTCCGGAGGTAATCTCAGAAGTCTTTATTTCACTTTCTTTTTCGGTATCGACCGTAACTTGCTTGGACTTGCATCCGGAAAGGAACAGGAACAATAGTAACATCCATAAAATCTGATCGTTTTTCATAAGTTTTGTATTATAATTAATCCGATAATGCAAATTGTCAATACTGACACAGCGACCATTAAAATGAATATTTTAAATATGAGTTTCATAGCATATCATAATATTTGTTAGTGAGGTACATTCTATCTTTAAGGCCATTGGTGCCACCATTAATGCGTTTTGTGAGATTGATTATAGACTGGTTGTTCACCTCTTCACAAAGATGCCACAGGTTGTTTTCATCAAAGAAGAACAAAGCCGATTCAAAATAGTATTTTTCAATTACCAGATCAGGATTGTTAAGTATTTGCAAATTTTGCATCTTATTTGCAAATTGCTCATAGTTGTTTTTTCCGGTCAATTGAATTGCCCCTCTTCCAATATACCTGAAGCCATCGCCACTTGCTTCATCTCCATTGCCCATCCTGTTTGAATAGACCCTATTAGCTATTTTCTCCGGGTTGTGGGCGTAAGCGATACGATCGGCATTGTTTATGAAATACCTGTTAAAGGTTTTTCGTAAGCCTTTGTCAGAATAATTCAGGTTTTCTTTTTCGTACCTGAAATTGGCTGTTTCATGAACAATCTGCCCAACAAAGTGCGCTATTTTAGCATCCGAGGAAATAAAAAATACCTCCTTCATTTTTGAAATGGTATTCTTTCCCATGATCCCGTCAGGAACTAAACAATGTTTCTCTTGAAATAGCTGTAGTTGGTTCATCTTCGGTTGTGTTTATTGTATCTGGGTGATTCATCATCAGTATCATTCTCATAATGCATATGCTCGTCTTTATCGGACTTGTTGAGAAAAGCATTTAGATCACCGTTTTTCTGGAAATTGTAAAGTTTTTGCATGACCCATTTAGGCGGGTGCTCCCCACCGCTCCATATAAAGAAGTTCTTCAGTATTTTACCGCCTGGCCAAAGCAAGGTTGAAACCTGGATTGTAGATCTGAATCCATCAGTGATAGAGTTATCACCAATGGGGGAAATGATCAGTTCCAATACGAAATAAACCCCGGAGATAATAAGCACCATCTTCATGGTCTTGGTCAGGAATGTTTCCCAATTGAAATCCTTCCTTACAAAATGGGCTATCAGGCCTATGATAGCATTCGCGAAAATGAAACCCACGGCAGACAATGTGAAAGCTTCGTTGTCCTGGTACCACAAATCCAGTACACCTATTATAAAAGCTATTGGGGAGATATACATGAGCACCCTTCCCAAACTCTCTAACCGATGCATGGGGTCGCCATCACTTTCGGAAGATATGAGCAGGTTACAGTATATTTTAAAAAACGTTAGTTTTATCGTTTGGAACATCATAGGGGGGATATGATTCTTAATTTATTTATTAACGGGGTTCTGGATTATCCATATGTAATGTTTATTGTGATTCCTGAGATATAGAACAGAACCTATCTATTGTTCCACTTCTTACTTTTACAGTCCTGCTCCTTGTTCTTCCTGAATCATTTTTAGAGGCGGTCAACCTTACTGTTGCATTACCGGTACCTGACATTATATCTGCAGTAATCCATGAGAAAGAAATATTAAGAACCCAACTACTATTGCTAATAATAGAAATATCAAAATAGAACGATGGGAAAGGAGCATAATAATTCCTAGGAGAAACCTCTAGGATTGTCAAACTCAATGGACATAGTTCCGTATCTGGAACAGGGGCCACATAGTCGGGGTCTCCAATGGTATTTGGTTTCACGATTCCTGTCGCTACTCCGGTAGCTACATCGTACTGCTCTAGGGTGGTCCAAGCTTTGTTTCCTGTATTGCTCATATTCCGCAGATTATTTTTGTGGAACCCAGGTTCCATAAATTCATATTTGAATTACTCCAATACCTCACGCTTTGAGGATAGGTGCTTTGAAGTGGTTCCGTAAAGTTTTTTAATTTCTCGTTACCATAGTCTACCTGATACCCATTTGTACCTTGCCATCTATTGTTGTACAACAAAGCGGGTCCAGTTATATCCAATAGTATTGAGCCCGTAAAATTCTTTCCGCTATATATCACAAGCCTTGTATTGGAGTCAACGGCAATACCATCAAAGGTCCAGTCTATTGATTTCGGAAAAGCTACTTCGTTATCGGGGTATTCACCAGCACCTACGAATTCGCTATAAATATCCTCTTCATATATCTTAGTGTAGAATACTTCTGGATTTGAAGTAACAGTACGGTCGCTCATCAGCAGTCCTGAGAAGTGAACCCTACAATTCGCAACCGGTGGTTGTGGCGTGGGGTCAATAACGGGCGCTGGAATCACCACAACGGCTCCCTGAACACAATAAGGTCCAATAGGCCGCCAGGCTAATTGAACTGTATCAGGAAACCCATATCGTTGTTTTATTGCTTGCATATTATACTGGGTCGGTACCGTAAAGTACAAAATTATTATTTGCCCTGCCACGGATTCCGAATACTCCGCTTGGACTTAGAGTCTTTGTAACCGAGGCAACGTTCCTGAGGGTCACACCTACCGCAGCTTGAAAGGTAACGGTTGCTCCTGCATCAGCTTCCCCTTCATAGAGATCGTCTATTAGAAGTCCTGTGGGAACGGTTACAAGGCAGTTGATTGTGAAAACCAACCATCGCAATTGATCCGTTGAGTTGATGGTATAGGTAGCGGTAGTAACCTCTTTCACGGTTTTTCTGTAGGCATACCTCGAATCAAGGTTGATTGATAAACTTGTCAATCCAGCACGACCAAGGGTTACCGTTCCACTTGCAAAGGACAAGGCGTTAGGGAAGTTGTTTCCATCCGCTCCGGTCCCCGATACGGTAGCTTCAATGATCACCTGTCCATTGGCACCATAGCTTATGGCCACGTTTGCACCAGGAACAAAATCTATGTCCTGAAGGGATCCAATGACTTTCCTCTGGATGCCACTGGTCTTCAGGTTAAAGCCCTTATAATTATCAAGTGTGGGCTTTGCCGTTATCTGTGCGTAGGTATGTACATGATCTACATGGGCGGCACCTATATTGGCTGCTGTAAGGCTGCGTACAGACCATCCTGTGGGATGGCCTTCAGTATCAAAAGTAAGATTACTGATCACCACAGGTCCTGATAGTGTGGTCTTGTCAATCCAAGCTTTCAAAGAATGAACATATGCCGCAGGAATATCTGGCTTGTTATTGATGTAAGGGATATTGGCGGGGTTGACTTCTGCCCAGTCAGCTTGCACTTGTGCCACACCAGCTGATGTTGCTGCAGGGGAGGCAACCTCGAATAGGTCTCCTGCTACAATAGGGTTATCCGCATTGATGGTTCCCTGTCCTTTGTTGGCTATGATGTACTTATACATTGGCTTACTGATTTAAAAACATTTTTTTTAATATATATAAAGGGTTCTTGATTCTCAATCGGTACTCATTCCCTCCACTACCCATTGATTTTTCAAACTTGTCATTGGCGGCGGAGTACCTACATTCTACTTTACCGTTAACTCTGTAAGCGATGTAATGCAGTCCGTGAATTCCATCTTTAGTACACCACACAAATCGTATTTTTTTAAGTTGCTCTATTTCGGTGCCTGCTTTAAAAACCGTACTCTTAATGACTCTAAAGTCCTCTACCTCTCCATCGCTCCATTCAGGCTTAAACTTTTCAACAAAGTTCCGGCTGTGATTTCTAAGCCACCACCAAATAAAATTACTTAATGTTCTTCCAACTGTTCTTCCTGCTTTTTTTAGTTCTTTCGCACTTCCGAAATCACCATCAACAGTATCATTTAAAAGCCACAACCCCTTCACGTTAAACTTGTACTTCAAAATATAAGCAAATGGTAGAAGTGGAAATCCAAAGAAAGAAACCAAATTCCAACGGATGATATACCAGTCATACCAGTTCCAATAAGCTTGTATTTCTTTGTCAGTGATCATAATATATAAAGTCCTATCAAAACTCCGATAAAAAATGATCCAAGGAGTATGATTACTCTGCCTTTTTGAATCCAAGGTGAATTATGTATAGTAAAATCAACAGTAACTCCTGTTTCAAAAAGCCATCTACGTCTTAATTGTTTAAGTTTTAATATAGGATTAGGATGCAGTGATTTTTGAAAATTATATCCGGGATCCATAAATCGCCATAGCTGCGTCTTCCAGAAGTGATCTTCAACTTCCAATGGAATCTTACTTTTAATAACAGCATACACGATGTACTGAGTCCAGAAGATCAGGAACGGAATACTTAACCATTTAGAGAGAGGGCCATAACCGAGGTGGTTAGATCCTTCATAGGTAATAGCAGCTGCCAGTGGAATACAAGCAAGAGCCATAAGAACATAGAATATTTCAAACTTAGAATACTTACCATTCCTCCACTTTGGAAAGAAAGAAGTTGAATTGATGTTGAACAGTAATTTTTCCATAATTATCGTTTATTAAATTCGTTGTTATAAAGCGTTTTAGTGGTTTGAATATCCCCTTGGCTCAATATCTTGCTCCTGTTGAAAATCTCCCCATTAAGTAAGGTTATTTCTATCTTAGTGGAATCCTGTTGTACATTAAACGACCCATACATCATTACACTCTCAATATCAAAACTGCCACAGTCAATGGAGTTTTCGTCTATTTCAAATTGTCGGTGCATTTTCTCAGGGATATTTTCGTAATTTACCGTTACATACTGATCCCTATCTTTTCTGGTAAATTCGTGATTAATACCAAGTGCGTGCATAAATTCGTGCCAGATAACATTGGCTTCAAGCCCTGAGGTTAGTTTTATTCCCTGAACCCCGCCTTGCTTACCCAAATAACTAGAACTGCTCGCAAATCCCCTTGTAATTCGTATTCCGTCTAGCCCTGAATATTTTAGTTCATCAGGAGTAAATTCATTAAATAAAATTCCTGTTGCTTCTGAAAATTCTTTTAAGGCTATACGTATTTTTTCTTTGTCCTCATCTGATTCAAATCCTAAAAAGACACCTCCGAAAACATAGCGATTTCCTTGAATAGCATAGTTTATAATGCCTTTTTCCCAAAGCCTGTCTTTAGGGCTGATTACCGTTCCTTTGTTTATATCAGGTATAATATCAAACTCTATCAATCCTGTTTCATTGTCAATTTTTGATAAGTCAAGTTTTACCAATTCCCGGCATTGGGAAAACTCATCTTTTTCAACAGGCTCTTTTGCGCAAGACGAAAAAATCAATATTATAAGTATGTACTTTTTCATAATTTCACTTTAATTGGTGCTTGTTTTTCAAGGGCTTCAAAGAAATGCCTGTCGTGCCATTCTTGTTTTGCCAAATGTTTGGCGTGTCCTTCGCTGCTTTTATCTATTTTCCAGCACGTGCCCATTATTTCTTGATTTCGTTTATTGTCTTTCAACCCGTATATTTTCCCGATTTGCCTGAACAGGATTATCCGTGTTAAATATTTGAATTGTTTCAAATCCTCGTTTAAGTAAATGGCCTTTCTATCTTTAGATATCCTGCCTATCATATTCAAATCTGCTTTCACGAAAAGTATTGTTTGAACCGAATCCAATTGTTTGATATTTCCCACCTTTGCATATCTGGCAGATTGGTGAAAGTCCTTCATCAGCTCTTTCAATATTGGGTCATTGGTCGTTCCCGTGAATTTCACCTGTTGTGCCGATAAATTCAGGGACAATAAAAACAAGAGGGGGATAAGTGTTTTCATTCTCCGAATATCAAATAAGCGCCAATGATAATTGTTAACATCGGAATAAATACCAAAAGGAATATTTCCCAGGTCGGGTGTTCTCTGTCAAACCAGTTCATAAGAAAAATGTTAGCAAGATGAATAAAATAGCAGGGACTATGCTGAAAATGATATCTCCTTTTGAAAATTTCCCTCCCTCGTATTTCCAAAAGTAATATTCATTGGCGGCGGCGATCAATAGGACAATCCCAAAGGATATCCAGATATTGAAAATCACTGCCAATAGCCAAAAGCCGATAAACCCGTAAAAGAAATGAAGCAGTTTATCAGATTCGATAATGTTGGCGAAGTAGTCTTTGATTGTTTCTATCATTTTAAATTATATTAAAACTTGCACCCCAAAGGCTTATGGTTCTCGCTCCTGAAGTTATGGTTTCAGTAGGATTTTTTGACGCCCAACTTGTAGAAGCTATCGTAATGTAAGCCCCGCTGTCATTAAGTACGGCTGTATGCTCAAACACTAATTTAGACCAAGAAGTCCCTACCGTTTTTACAATACCTTTGTTGTTGCCTGCTTGCGCATTGCCATTAAAACCTATTATAATATCAGTAGCTACATCGGCCTTTACCCATACTGATACCCTAAGGATTTGCCCTGCATCAAAGGATGTATTGATAAAGGTGTATAGCCCTGAGGAATTTGCGTTCAAAGACACTGTCCTTGCTTGGTTGTTACCATCAGGAGAAGGTTGGGTCGTGGAATTTATTGTCGCTCCTGCTTTAGTCCAATACGAGTTTTCATATTCATTCGGGAATGACAGTAAATTAGGCTGGTCTATGGTAGCCACAACTACTCCCCCTCCAAATCTGTACGGGTTCAGTATGTTCATAGTCGTATAGGTTTCATAGATATTAAATTTTGGGTCAATTTTGCGCTCTGCCATTTTAGAGGATTGGGTTTGCTCCCCGTTCCCATCCTGCATCGATATCAGGGGTCAAGCCATCCGCTAATTGTTGTTTTTTGTTCTTTTTCTCGTTGTCGTTTTTCCACATTTTAACTTCAAATTCCAATACCTGGTCTTCAATTGCAAGTTCTTCTGCACCTATAGACAACCCTCTCGCCCTTTTAATCTGGACTCCCGCTGATAACATAAAGAGTTTTTCGTTGTTCTTAAAGGTGGTTAGTTCATCATTGGCCCCGGCTTCTGCATTGTCGATTGCCAGTTCAATAGCTTCGTTTGCACGTTTCCTCAATACATAGGTTCTTTGGTATTGCTTTACTCCGGGATAAAGCGGGTGGTCTTCCAATAAATTCAATTGGTTGTTTGCTACCATCCCTTTTAAATCCGTATCGAATTTATCCAATATGAAAATTCTTGAATCTCTATCTGGTTCAGGTTGTGGTGTTGTTTTAATTAACCATTGGTAAGCAGGATCACCATCTGTAATTGGTGTTAAATCCTCTTTTGGATAAACTCCATTTGGAACTACTATTTCTCCGTCCGAGATTCTAAAGCAAATTGCTGGTACACTCATAATTTTTATTCTAAGTTTTGATTATTTCTAAATACGCTTGAAGATTTTGTCCTGTTTCTCCGCTTCCAGTTTGAAAAATATTCCAAGTTATTTTATCGCCTTTTAAAAAGTCCGTAGTAACTAAAACGGGGGCAATTCCTGTCAATGAAGTAAATTCGTTGAATTGTATTTGTGCCTTTGTTGAGGTTATAGAAACCCCGTTTTTCTTGATGTCAAAAATAAGATTGGTTATTGCGGGTGCAACTTCCACACCTATCCAAAAAGTAGAAAGAGTAAAATTGTAAAGTGCATACGTGGTATAGACATCGCCCGATGTTAATTGTCCAGAAATGTTGCTTATTGCATAAGAAATGGTGTCTGTTGCTGCGCTGCTATTTGCTGATAATGGTAAATTGTTCTGTAATAAAAGATCTACTGTCCCAAATGCTTGAACTCTTGAAATATCAAAAGCACCTTTCCAAGTCATTAGATCACCTAACGGGGTTCTCCCTGCAATAAAATTACTTATAGATACGGAAATGTAACTTGTTCCAAAATTAAGTTCGCCTATCCAAATACAAAAATTAACACCATCATTTCCAAACCTGATAGGTACGTCATATTTCCCCTCGCTGGTCAAAATAGTAGCGGAAAAGAAATCAGGATTAACAGAATTTGTAACCCCTGTTATATGAATCAGTGCAGAATCTTTTAACCCTGTACCACCAGTTCCAATGATTTGAACTTGCATCCCAAACCCCCCTATAATTGTGGTATCAACAGGGCATTTTATTTTTATTGCCCCTGGACTTCCTGTTCCTGCAAGGCTGGTTTTTCCCCCTATTGGGTTTGGAATATTCAGGATGGAAGATTTCCCTGTTCCTACCCCTGAGTAACTTGATAATATATTGTCCTGAATCCCTTTTGTGGTAAGGTATTTAACATCGTTTATTATGGATAGGTTTGTTGCTTTGTTTGCTATCTTTTCCACCTCTGCATCATTGGCAAAGCTTGGTAATTTCCGTCTGTGTAAAAACATAGTTACATCTACACCACTTGCAGCCGCTCCCATACTTCCCTGACTTCCGTCCCCACTCCAAATCTCAATCCCATCTACTGTAGTTTCAAAGCTTAGGTTTGTAATCCGTATTCCATCGGCTGCGGGTTTTTCCAGATTCCAGTCAAAAACACGAAAAGTTACATCCGTATTTTGCGGCTCAAAATCAGTAAATGTAACCCGTTTCACATATCTATAAAAACCATCTGCCCTTTTTATAACGGCTTGCTTACCATTAGTAACACTATCCAATAATGCTAAAATATTAGAATAGTCATTTGCAACCCCTGAAAGATAGTAACCATAATCTGATGGGACGTCCTCGTATGCAATCCGATAAATAGAATTGTTTAGTTCTACTACATCTGCGGCATCGGCTGGGGTGTAGGCTAAAGCGGCTGCGATGGTTGCGGCAGTTACATTGGCGTTAACCGTTACAGCTCCATATTCATCGATAACAGCATCACCGATAAGCTTGATGCCGATAAATTCCTTATCGGCAACAGGCGTGTTGTGGGTGTTCATCCACTGTGTTACACCTGCCCTGTTGAGCGATATTAACTCAGATATAGGGATTTCCACTATCGTCAGCTTCTGGTCTGTTACAGGCGCTGTAGCTCCATCTGCTCCGGCTGGTCCTTGTATTCCCTGAATGCCCTGTAGTCCTTGCGCACCCGGGTTTCCTTTTGGGCCTATAAGTCCTTGTACGCCATCAATACCTTGCACTCCCTGAATACCCTGTAACCCCTGATCTCCCTTCGGGCCTTGGAACACTCCGGCATCGAACCAGGCCGTTCCATTCCATACCCAAAGATGGTTGATACCATCAACCGGATCGGGAATAGTCCATCCATCACCAATGGTATTTCCTGTAGCAGGAAGGTCTGATTCTAAAGCCTTTCCTCCAAGGAGTGTTACAGTAGTTCCATCTGCTCCGGCAGCACCAGTTGTTCCTGTAACACCAGTAACACCTTGTATGCCTTGTCCGCCGGTAACACCTTGGATTCCCTGAATCCCATCAGCGCCAGCAGCACCCGTAAGGCCTATATCGCCTTTATCGCCCTTGAACAAGTAATTCTCCTTCAGGTTGACGTTCTCGGAAGGAATCAGCTTGAATACGGCCTGGTTGCTTTCCAGAAAAGGATCTACGGAAGACGATACCGTGAATTCTATGTTCGTCCTGTCAAGGGCAACGGATTGCCCTTGAATGATAATGATATTGTGAAGGTCTGTAGGGAATACAAAGAACAATATCCCATTGATGTTGGAAGTGAGCTCATAGCCTTGTGATCTTTTCTCCGCAATGATCGTATCTATATTCTTCTGGTACTGGTACAGTACACCATTATAGATGGCATACTCCGGGTTCAATACAAATTGCAACAACGCTGAATCAGCAACGGCAAAGGTCGTCGCTGAGGTGGCCACTGCGCCATTGTATTTCAGTTGGAATATAAGTGGCAGCTTCTTCAAAGATACCGTCAAAGGAACGCCTTGTAATGGGTCGATCCATCCCTTTACGAAGGATCCTGTTACAAAGGTAAATGTCGTGCTGTTGAGCTTCCCTGAATTATCGCTTACTTTAGGAGCGTGGGAATCTCCGGATTGTATAATCTTAAATTCAGCCATTAGTCTACCCAAGTTTGGTTAACCTCATCCCGTACCGAGAATAAGAAAGTATCGTTTTTGTCGGGGCTTCCCGGTTCCGGTGCCACGCCTACGTGTACCAGTTCGTTGTTGTTCAGTTGTACCCTTGTAACCACGGTATTTGCGACCACGGGTACATAGTTGAGGTACCACGCTCCGGTGTTCAATGGGTTGATCCAATTGAAGCGCACCGCATCAAAGAGGTCTCCCTCAGGGTCGTTGTAAGGAGGTGCAGCAAGTGTTGTGAATGCAGCAAGGGTTATAGGTGTAGTTGTTCCTCCAAGCACCGTCATTTGTATATTACCTATGGTCGGAGGTTGGTTGTCCGGATCCGGTGCCGGATCGGGTGCTACATATACGGGTTCTACAATACCACCGCTTCCAGTTCCGGCACTTCCACCACCGGGAACAGTAACAGCAGGATCGGTATATCCACTACCACCTCCGGTAGTTCCACCTGCATCTATAGAGGTAGTAAGGAAGCTCTCAGGAACCTCGCAGAAGCACTGTTCCTTATCGGAATAGATCAACGCATCCTTATAGCTCCAACGAAGCTTCTCAGCGATCCTTTTCCATTCCTCATCGGTAGATGGGAATACGTCAGAACCACGGGCTTCGCCTAAGCGATCGTGGTAATAGTTTTCATAGTACATCAACAAGTTTGCGTTCCTCTTTCCGGTAAAGACACCTTGCTTGAACATCCAGTAGACGATCCCCGAAGTAACCGCTTCAAAGTGGTTCTCCGTGGTAACGGGGTTTCCGTTCCCATCGTGAAGGAGCGTGTAGTAGAATAAGGTGAATTCCTCAGGGCGCACACCGTTGCAAAAGAACATCCAGTTTCCCTGCAATCTCCATTGGCTTGGGTGGATGCTGTTTTCGTTGCAGCTGCCCAATTTTTCAAGGTGGACAATATCATCGGGGAGTTTCAATTTGTAGATATTCCCATCATAGAGCATCGTGCCATCTGTTAAGGAATATTTAACTCTTTTCAGAATTACGGTGCCTCCATATCCAAGGTCGTGTTCGGCCCTGTAAAGCAGTCTCCTGATCTTGGGATATTGATTTTTGGCGATGGTCATTCCAGTGTCATCCTTGACTCTTTCAACGACAGACTCAAACGGAACTAGGTTAGAGAACATAGGTAGAGGGTTTTGTTTTTGAACTGTCTTTTCATTTCCGTGTTAAATATAGGTAATAAATCTATGTTAAAATTGTTTTTGTAGAATTCTTCAATTTTGGGAATTCTATTAGAACTTCCAGTAAGCTTTCTCAGGCAAACCATATACTGCATTTTTTTGCTCGCACGTTGATACCAGAAAAGACCAATAGCCTCGTTCTTGCTCAGCTGTTTTTTGCCTTTTCCCTTGGGCATCCACGCGTTCCATTTAGGATAGCGTACCTTTTTCATAAAGCCTCCAAGGGGGAAGTAGATGGATTTCTGCTCATTGTAAAACTGAAAGAAATACATCTTCAGGTATTCCAGTATGATCTTCTTGAAGAGCTTCTCAGGAACTTCTTTTTCACGTATCAATTTTGTTGGTTTATCCGTACAAAAAAGAGAAGGGTGGTACCTTCTCTTTTCAGATTTGAATTTCTTATAAAAGTCTTTTACGCTAAGGACGTGCATCTCTGCAGCCTTAGATTTCTTTTTCAGATCCGGTCGGGTTCGCTTCATCTTGTAAATTTCCTACAGTGTCAGATTTCATTCTTAAAAATATGCCAAACTCCCGTGCATTCACGGAGTTGATAAGGTCTTCCACCAACTCGTCCGGTAGTGGATAAGGAGAAGTGGTAAAGTCATATCCGGGTTCATCGTCGGGATTCACCAGTACCGCTTGTACAGCTACATCAACTGTAGCTGGGGCGACTATTGCCGCTAATATATCTACAACAGTATTGAGTTCGGTAGCGGTAAAATCATCCAACTGGTTCGCCTGGTTCTGGCCAAAGGACAAGACCATACGGTTATTGACGATCTTGATCATCGGGTGGTGCTTGTTGTGCTTGTCAAAACGGGCATTTCTCCATTCCTCGCTGTTGACGATGGAAACCACATATCCTTCGATATCGGCAATCACCCCGTAATTCTGGGGGAAGCTGATGGTCTTAGGTATTGTAGCTGATATAAATTCTTTGGTTCCCTTGACAAATGGTATGGGCCCCAAGTATTGGAACACCTCATCGGGCAATTCCATTCCTTTTGAAAACGTATTGCTTAGATGCTTGCCCCTGTGAATACGAAGGAATGACCGCATCAACCGTTCATTGATCGGGTCGTCCTGGTTGAATGTTCCTGCTCGGACTACATCCCAGATAGCGTAAATGATTTCTTCCTCTGTGGTCATTGAGTGATCTTTTTGAATATTATAAAAAAGAAAAAAGCGATTGAAATTGCTATAACTATCAGAGTTACGTTAGCGACAACCCTAACAAAAGGTGGTTTTCTCATGATTGATTCACTTTTCTAAACATTTGTTCAAACTGGTTGCTTATTTGTACACGCTCGTCCGCGGTCTTGCCATACAATCCCATCACCGTTGAGAGGATGATGTTTTCAATAGCCTCATCGGGGAGGTTTACGATCCTCCTTTCGGGTTCTGTGACCTTGGCAAAGGAAGGCTTCTTGCAGTAGACGATCTTCATAAAAGAAGCCACCGTAGTACCACAGTCGATCTGGAACAAACCGTTTTCCTGAAGTATAATGGGGTAGTGTTTGGTAGGTCGTTGGTTCGGGTTTAATACCGCTGAGGTATATTGAGCCTGTGTCTTTAGATCGGCCCTTCGGCACTTGCTACCATCCTCATAGATGATATCATAGGACACCAACCTCATATATTTCAAAGGCAATGCCGCTATATAGCGATCCGTATCATCGGGGTCAGCGATAACCGCCAATTTCCCCGGAACAATAAGTGGCCGAATATCATCGACCACCTCTTGCGTTCTCTCCATTGACCTCAACTTCTCTCCGACAAACTCCAAGGTCGCGGTTCTGAAGTGGTTCATCAATTCCGGCAACTGAAAATAATCAGAGCCATTCTTGTCAGCGAACTGCTGCATCTTTTCTTCTACCTCTGATAACGTATATGTGAAATCCATAGCCGGAAATTAATTTATTGTGATTTTAAAGCCTCGTAAAGCTTTCCTGATAGTTCTGCATAGAACTCAGGCTGATTTTCAAAATAAAGCCTTAGGCCCTCATAGGAAGTAGCCAACGGGTTTCCTTCATACATATACGTGGCATTGCTTTTCTTGATGATCTTTAGACGTTCCATCTCCTTGATCTCGTACACGAACTGAGCACCGTTAAGGTCTTCCATGATCTTCCCTACTTCTTTTGCATGCTCATAGCTTGCACGGGTATAGGTTTTCAATCGCTGACGTAGCTTTTGTTTCTCTATCGTGGGGTCATTGATAAGCTTCTCTTCCCGGTAGGATAGGTTCAGCTTGGAAAGGACAAAACGAAGCTTCTCGATTCCGAGAGCGTTCTTGCCGTTGTCCAAGGAGATAAGCCCAATGAGCTTGTCCACAAAATCTTCCTCCACCAATTCACGGATGTCCTGATGATCGAGGTTGATCAGTTTGATACGTGGGTTGGAGATTTTCCTTGAAAGGTACTGCTTATTGAGGCGTACTTGATCATTCGTAACGCCCACCTCCGGGTGTCCTACCAACCAGTCAATCGCAAGCCTATCATCGGGGTTGAACTCGGGATTGAAATCCATTTCAACCTTTTCGATACTAAACCCTAAAAGGCGGTCGCCATTGGCATTGTACAAAAATCGTTGTTTACCTGTGAAAGGATCCCTATAAGGACCGATCATACGTCCGCTGAACCCAGCAATCCCATTGTTGTTTACCAAGGAGTAACTTAGTTTCCATCGGCCCTTGATAACACCTTCGGATAATACGGTTTTTTCTTTTTCTTGTGTTTCCATAATTGTATTTATAATAATAACCTGCCCGCAGTAAGGTGCGGACAGGTTGGTTGATTACTCTCCTTAGAAAGTGAAGTCAGCAGCTTTCTGACCAGCTAATGTAGTTCCAGTTAAAGAACCACCAGCATAAGCGGTGGTAGCTTTCAGGATTCCACAAGAGCGTACATCATAAAGCACTGCCATCAGTTCAGATAGCATGTGGATCTGGCACCCGTCAAAACCAGAGGAAGCAGTATTGCTCTGCTCTCCTGCAGGATCGAAAGAGTGAAGTCCATTTACATACTTCTTGATCAGTCCTCTACCGGAACGGCTAAGAACCTCGAAGTTAGGAACACCATCCACCGGAGTAGTGTTCAAAATGTAAATGTTACCAGTACCAACAAGTCCTCCGTTGGTAGGATAAAGACCTGGGTGGTTCAACAACTCATCTTCAAGGATGATGAAGGCGTTCCCAAGGTAGTTGTACTGAGTTACAGCAAACCCAAGCTTCAACTCTTGTCCGGTAGTCACATTGTAAACAATGTTGGATGCTCCGGAAGTAGTTGTGCTCGCATCGAACTGCATCAGTTTCTTCATACCCGCATCAAAGGCGGTACGACCGATACGGTCAGTAACCGCAAGGAAGGTGTTTCCATCACTTCCCTCAGGGGAACGTGTGGCAAGTACGTTGGTGATTGCTTCGATCAATTTATGGTCAAGACCGTTGTTCGGGTTGTAATCGAACGTGGCGTTGTCCTCGATCTCAGGAATCCAACCGTTACCGATTACCGGAGCTTCAATTCCAGACTCGGCCTGGAAGCCATCAACGGTAAGCTTATTGGTTCCGTAGTTCTCATACCAGCTATGAGTGGAAGGATCCATGGAGATACGTGAGTATCTTAGGGCCTGCTCATTCAACATACGGAAAATGGTTTCCCCACGTAACACCTCGTCAAATTCCCACATTTTCCCATTGCCGTCTTCACTGTTGGCGATGTTCGCAATTTTCTGTTTCTTCGCAGAACCAGTCATTGTCAATGTGTAACGGGTGATGAAGGAATAGTTGATCCTCCATTTGTTACGGGCAGTCCTTTGACCACCTTTGGTAGAACCTTCCCCGAAGGCAGAACCGGATTCAGTAAGTACCGTTCCGATTACCAGGTGTGAAGTGCTGAAAAGTCCAGCTGGACCTACAGTCTTCCCATCATAGGTGTAGTGACTTCCGTCAGCTGCTCTACGACCAGCTCTTACAAAGATCACGGTAATTCCTAAACCTGCGTTTAGTACTACCCTGTCATTCGCGTTGAACTTGTCTCCGTGAATTCCATTGGTAGGATCGTGCTGTACAGCGATAGATACCAACGTGTTGGTTTCTACATTGTCAAAACCAGCGGTGATCGTACCGAGGTTGGTTACGCCATTGGCGGACATATCCGGGTTTGGAGAAGCGGCCTCAAACCAGGCTCCAATCGTGGCATCTCCTGTAGTATATGCAGGAAGGACATCCATCCCCTCGTAGGCGATGCGATAGGCGTTGTCGTTTATTTCATCGCCAGAAGCCTTCATCTTCCCTTTTTGGATCCCCTGGTTCACTCGACCAGAGTAATACATCCAAGACTGGAATTTGTTGTACCTCTTAAATAAGTCAAAAGACTTTCTTTTAACTGCGAAGTGTTTCTTCATCAACGTAGTCAATGAATTAGCTTCGGTGTGAATCTGTGGATTGAACCGTTCAACGGTTCCTCTCAATAGAACTCCCATGTTGTGTGTTTTAGATTTTTTATTAAAAATATGTTTTCAAAAAATCCTCAACTTTTACTACCGTTGGCTGTTTTAGGTTAAGGGGGAATTTGGTTTTATACTGAAACGGTGCGGCGTTGCCTGCGTTATTTCAATATGCTTGATAACAATCCTCGACTTTCGTCTCCACCTGTGCTGCTGCCTCGTTTTTGGGCTTTAGTGATCGATGAACCTTGCTTGCTACTCTGCGTTTTGTAATCGTCGAGTATCGCTTTCATCCCATCATTATAGGTTAATCCAGACGCCTTCTTATAAATTTGTTCTTTATACGCGCGCATCATAGCTACCTCAGCTAACAGTTTCTTGTCTGACTTCAAGTCTTCAAGGATCTTTCCAGTTTTTATATCCTGGTAAACTTTATTAACGGTTTCCCGGTCTGGTTTCAGTCCGAAAAAGTTTTTGTTGTTGAATATCTCGGCAAGGGCGTTCTGAGTTTCCTCGGCACTGCTCTTTTCCTGATCTGCCTGTCTTTGTGTACGGGCCTGTTCGATCTTCGCTTTCTCTGCTTTTGCAGGTTCAATGACCTTGTTGCGAAGGATGTCCCTCAGGCGCTCTGCCCTCAAATCCATCTGATTGCTATCGCGGAGCTTTTCAAGCTGTTCCTCGATATCGTCCTGAACATCCTCATCGTTGAGGTCTTTGTTCTTCTGAACGGCAATGGTTTCAAACTCCTTGCGCATCAGCTCTTCGTGTCCAAGTTCCAAAAGGGGTTCGTACATTTCAAGCTTGCCTTGGGCCTTGTCGTACTCCTGATCTTCGGTTACGGAAACGACTTCTTCATCCCCTTTGTTCATGAAGTCTTTCAACTCCTGAGTGGTTTTGAACTCCTTGTTCAGTTTCTTGTTGAAGGAAGCAAGGTCATCATCCGTTAACTCATCATCATCTTCCTCTTCTTTTTTCTCTTCTCCAAAAAGACTTTCCTCTTCAGATTCTTCTTTTTCTTCACCGGTGTTTTCTTCTTCCGGGGCTTCCGCTCCTTCCGCATCGGCACCAATGCCATCGTACTCTTCAAGATCTTCAGCTTCTTCTTCCTGATCCTTCAGACCAAGGTCCATTTCATCATCGTAACCAAAAGCTTTGTTTTCGTCAAATACTGTTTCTTCTTCTTTGTTATCTGCCATTTTGTAAAAATTATGTTAAACAAATCTAATAAAAAAATCCTATACCGGCTTTTTAGTCGGTGTTTTATTTTCTGAACGCCTAGCTTCCTGTTCTTTCTGGAACAGTTCTGCCGCTTTCATCTTCTCTGCGGAATTCGCTTTCGTGTTGTCGCTGTACGCCTTGTTATCAGCATATATCGTGGCAACGTCTTTGTCTTTTTTGTACCCTTCTCTTTTAAGAGTGTCAGCACTTTCCCTATCTGCAGCTTTGGATTCCAGTTCTCTTTGATGTGCCTCCTGAGCAGCTTTCTCTTGTTCCTGACGCATTTTCGACAAGGAATCGATCATCCTCTGGAAGGTCGCTTTCTTCTCAGTAGCTGATTCTCCCTCAAAGACCTCTATCAGCCCCATGATCATCTCAGGGGTATTGGCAGTGGACAAAGCCATCTCTGCTGCTCTATTAATCGTTTCTGCAGCATCAAGGTCTTTCTGTGCATCGGACAAGAAGATTCCCAAGTCAGCTTCAAAGAAGTCCTTGTAAAGCTTGATGAACTTGTTCTTCATATCGCCAAAGACAAAATGAATCAGTTCCCCTTCCTCATAATCGTACTTGGCACGCATCAGTACTTTTTCCAACAATCCCTGTATAAAATCATCAAATGGTGAATAGATAACTTCAGTCCTTGCGGTACTACCACGAATGGCACGCTCGGCATTGTTCGCTGTTTGGTATTGCCCTATCTGGCCCTCTCGCTCCGGAGATATTCCGACGAATTTGGATGCAAGGTCTTCTATGATGGCAAGACCACTAAAGAGATCCTGTACAGCCCCTTTTTGCGAGAGGTCCAAGGAGGTAAATTGATTGAACGTATTTTTTGCCGCGCCTTTCTGCTTGGAGTTGATCACCATCAGGCGGTCTTTCTTGATGTGGTGCATCACCGCGTTCAGGCCGCTTTCATATCCCCCTTTGGTAAATTCCGTAGGGGTCTGGGCGACATCATACACCAATACCCGCGAGCTTCCAGCACTCTTCATAGAGAGCCTGATCTCAAATAAGATTTCAGAGGCCATCTCCTGTAATTGGATAAGCTTGGCTGCAGGGGATTTGATGTTCGCAGTTCCGGTAGTATTATCACGAACAAGTGATATCACAGGGAGGTAACAGATATACGGGTTTTCCTTGGAGGAATACCGCTGGTCCATTTCTCCCCATGAAAGGCAGATGTCCGGACCGAGCATGATGCAATGGCGCGGGATCTCCCCATCTATGTTCTCCACCGTATCGTTCTTTCGGGCCTCGGATTCATCGTTCAGTTTCTTGTAGAATTCCTCACCGGTCTTCTTGCTCTTGGAAACCTTTACGCTGGTGCGTTTTTTGGATTTCCACATCGCACTGACCACGCGAAGCCTATTGGTCTTGTTGCTGGTATTATGCCAACCGTCATATTTTTGAGTTATGGATAAGCTCTCCCCGTCTTCACTTACCTCGGTGCTACTGCCAAAGCTCTCAAACATCTTCTTGACGTCCTCTTTCTGGGTGTGGGTAAGCTTAAAAATGTTCAGGATCTCGTTCAAGGAAAGCCAGTAGCTCTCAAAGAATTTTTCGTGGTTGTCCTGTACGATCTTATAGGGGTTGATATCATAATCGACATCTAGTGGGTGTGCCTTCCGAAGGGTGGTATGCCCGTTTTCCTTATCGAGGATCGCATGGCACCTGTCGGTGATGCAATAGTCCAGGAAGAGTTCCCGGAACTTGTGCTTCTCTTTACGCACATCGAGGAAAAGCGATATCAGGTTATCAGCGACCTCTTCGGCCAGCATCTTGAAATCTTTATTGAAAAATTCTTCCACATCTTCGGGAAGTTCTATGTCGGGGTTCTCTGTTTCTGGTTGGAAGCCGAGATCTTGTTTCATCTTCTCTGCATACTCGCGCATCATTTCCTCAGCGAGCAAGTCTAGTTTCTTTTGAAACTTGGCGTTCTTGGATTTCTTATCCAATACGTAAGCTTTCCTTCGGATAGGGCGCAACATGAATTCTCCCACGAGTTGTTCGACCTTGGTCTGTATCAGCGGGTACACTACATAATCAAGCCCCAGGTCAGTACCGTGGGGTTTGGTGATGGCATCCACCGTCTTTGCTTCATCGGCGTTCAACTCTGCATTGTACCCTTTGTAGAGTTTGAGCATCTGTTGTTTGGTGTCGTCGTAACCGCTTGAATGAGAAGAACTGACATAATCAGTAACGTGAGAGATATGCCACTCTTTTGTCTTTTTTGACTCGGGAATGGTCTGGTCGGGGAGAGCACTCGAACTCATTTATGATAAATTTTAGTTAAATGTATTAATTTTTATTTAATTTTCGGTGATGTTCTTCAAGAGTAAATGCAAATACATCCCCTCCATAGAGATCAACGATGTCCTGTTGTTCTTTTTTCATGCGGTCCCGGGAGCTTATTTTGAGGTTTTCAAAATCTTCCCTTTCTTCCCCTGCAAGGTCAAATTCAGGGTCGAAGATGTTCGCTTTCTTGTCAAAAGCATAGGGATCGTTGTCCAGGTCTACCTGTTTTTCGGTCTTCCAAACCTTGGATCCACCCTCGTTCACCCATCCCCCAAAATTGTCTATGATGCTATTGTTATCCGGTTCATCCTCGATCCCCTCGGAGAGGTCGCCAAACATATCGAGCTTGCTGACCATGCACATTCCATAGGCAGAACCTAAATCGGCATTGCTTTCACCAAAATCTATCAGGTGGTCCAGGATTTCTTCAAACCATATCTTGTCGAAGTTCTGGTTCACCTCTGCCTTTAAAAGCCGAAGTGTAAGCCCGAAGGCATATTGGTTGGAGAGCTTGAAACCGACCTGGTTGACCGCATTGGAGTTGTACCCCTGCCCTTCAAGGTTCGGGCGTGCTTTCAGATACTGCATTCCCCCCGCTCCCTCAAAGTAGGATTTAATAAGGATCTTGGTGTATTCAAGTAGCATCTCCGCATCGTAGTACACACACAGGCGCAAGGAGGCAGAATAAAATTCATCATCCTCATCCGAGGTTCCCCTGTCCATCACGTAGGCGATCGGAAGGTCGTGGTCACGGTTCACGCTATAGAAACAACGGTAGACAATGGTCGCCCCAAGGGAACCAGTACCTTCCTTCACCTCATCATCGTAACTATCACAACCGAGGATATCGGGATTGAATGGCAATCGCTTGTGATCGATGGGATCCATTAGCTTCTTGACCGTTCCCAATTCATCATCTTCGATAAATGTGATCTTGGAACCACGGCTGAGGTGTATCTTATCGATCTCTTTCAGGTTCTTAGCCCTGGCAATGAGCTTCATTGTCACGGGGTCTTTGGTCGTCCATTCCAGCCTTCCGGTGAGTATCGGGTAAGGACAATCGTCAAGCCTGTTTTTCTGGGCGTTCAGCTTCTTGCGGTTCAAGAACCCACCGGAGTTCTTGATGAAGATATCGGATTCTTTGAGGGGGTATGTTTGAAGGTGTTTTATATAACCTTCCGATCCTTCTTTCTGTTGACGTTCGGCCATGATGTATTTCAGGGCTGCTTCGGAATTCGTTTTCCCGGTACGTCGATCAAAGAAGGAAACGGTCTTTCCTGTTTTTTCATCGGGAATACCATCCCCAGGATAATAGTCCGTAGCGGAGACAAAAATTTTTTTAAGGTTGTAGGTTTCTTTCTTGGCCCTCCATAGGGTTTGATATCCCTTGGAACCTTTCTCAATATCCCCGCCCGTTCCGTAGATAATCGGGATTCCGTATTGGATTGCACCTTCCTTGAAACAAGGTTCAGTGGCTTTAAAGGCCGCAATGATATCATCAAATAGCCCCGCCTCTTCAAAAATCACCAGGGAGAGTTCCTTCCCTTCAAAACCGGAAGGGTTGGCGTACATCGTTTTCATGTACATCGTGGACTTCAGTCCGTATTCTTTCTTCTGCTTGTTCTCGATATCGAAATAACTCAGCCTGTACACATCGTCGTTCTTGATGCTCACCGCTGCGGTATATTCCGGACGGAGGTCTTCCATTAGCCCTTTCACTTTTTCGTAGAAATCCTGTGCCTTATCATCCTGTCCGGCAGCAACGCCTATTTTGTTGAGGATAAAGAACAGAAGTTCATAGAGGGATGCTGATGCCCCGAAATAAGAAAGCCCCACCCTACGTGGTTTCCCTACAATAAGACCGTGCCTGTGCTTGATGGCATCTTCCAGTTCATCGTACAGCCGCCTGTCGAGTTCCCGGTAGAAAGGATAGTCCAAGGTCTTACGCTTGGCCCCTTTTTTAAGGAGGTTGATGCGGCACATATTGAGGTAAAAGTAATGTCGGCCCGTGATCTTGGGCATAAAGCTGCGGGGCTTATATCCTTCCAGGCAACGTTTGTCCTGTTCATCCCAGAAGTCGTCATAGGATAAGGTCCCAGGGTTGAAATCCGGGATATCCATATTGGGGAGATCACTGTAAAGCTTACTATCAAACTTGTTCCAGTTGATGTTTACTTCCATAGGGGGGCATTTATTTTGGTAAAATCTCGTGTATTCGATTTACTATCCATCCCAATAAATAGTCTTCCGGCTCGTCATTGTATCGGTCTAAATCGTAACCGATGTCAAGGAATATACTATTTACTAAATGTTTAGCCTCGTGAGCAATAATTCCAGGTGTAGGATATCCCTTCTTTTCCGCGGAAAACACAATATATAATTGATCCTTTCTTTCAAATACAGCGCCATCACAATTATAGATCGGTGGGTCAAAAATATCGTCTTTGAATTTATCGTTAAATTCTTTCTCTGAATTATAAATAATTATAGTGAACGGCGTTCCATAAAGAGGGGTTTTATATTTCTTAGATATCATCGAATAATGTTTATGTCAAGGTAAAAATCTTCCCAAATAGAAAATGTATAAATTTTCCTGTTATTAGGGCCGTCTGTTTGATGGACATCAATTGTCTTTGGATTGTCAAAACAGTTGCGTAAAGCCCCTAACATTTCCCAGGCGGGAGAAGCCCCCTCAATCCAAGGCATTGCCATTATATCCATATCGTTTGCTAAACTTCCGTGAATCGCTAAAGCCCACCCCTTATCCATTGCAGCCTGTCTAAAGTCGTTCCACATTGCGGCATAAAATACCGCTCTGCCATTTGTCGTTACACATTCTCTGTCTTTTGCCATTATTTGCGTTTCTTCTTCTTGGGCTGATTATTTTTACCTCGTTTAGGTTCTTTATATTCCAGTCCTTTGTATTCCAGTTCTTGCTCCTGTTTACGCTCACTTATAGTGAATTGTGGAGTTGTTACATTTAGAGTTCCTGTTGGTCCCATTTGGTTTAGATTATTTATATTAATAATATATAAAATGCAAAGACACCGACAAATGCCGATGCCTTCACGGGAAACAAAGAAGAGCCTTCAATATTATCGGACTTCGTTATAAAACGAATTCTTCTTTTCCAATTTCTGCTCTAACCTGGTGAGCTTATATCCGTTCTTGGCAGCGGGCGAGCTGTCTAAGTCTTTTCCTTGAATTTGTTTTTCGTAATCCTTGATATCCTCATTGATCTTCCGCAAATCGGAACGTATCTGTGAGGGATTTCGCAATACAGGAGATTCATCATCCTTGTTCCTAGGCTTGCTGTGGTATTCTTCGGATTCCTTGTATTCTTTTAACCTCTTGACCTTGGATTCGTAGTACAGACGTCCTTCTTCCCGAACAGGGTCGTATTGCAGATCATCGTACTTCTTCAATGCTGCCTGTATCAACTCCTGGTTCCATACGAAGGCATCACGGTTCCCGGTGACTTCCTCCATGGCTTTCCGTGGCCGGTCTTTCTCGCTGTAAAAGCGAACCTTGGATTCGTAATCAACGTAAAGCGCCACCGCGGTAAATGCCTCTAGCCCCAAGTCCTTGGAATCGATGAGATCCCGAAATGCTTTTATAGCCAAGACACCGTCGTTCTCGTCAGAGATATCGACCAATCCGGTTTTAGCGTTAATTTTTGTTAAATACATCTTAACAAATATATAAAAAAAAACAGGTAGCTTTCACCACCTGTTCGATCTATCTATAAATATCATTTTTGAGATACTCTTTTACATTGCGCTCGATCTGTCTTTGACCGATGAATATCTGATACCGATCGTTCATAATCTGTACGATTGATGGGTATGGTTCATCCGGATAAAGCCGTTTTAAAAACCCGTGGAGAAAACCGATTTTATAAATGGCCTTCTCCTTGTTGGATTTAAACTTGTCCGGTATCTGAAAATCAAGCTTTGATTCTTCTTCTTCACTGCGAAGCCCTGGGAGATATCTCTCAGGAAAATTCAAGCTGTCAATCCTTAGTCCTCCTTCGTCACAGAATATCATTTCTTCTTGTGGACTTTAAAGTTCGGCTTCTTGACCTCTTCCACCTTTTCCGGTTCAGGGTTGTCCTTGACAAAAGCTGCCTGAGCTTCCTGAAGTCGTTTGTACCACGTGGTCATTACCTTGGAGGTAATAGAACCAGGCAGGTCACGCTGAACCCTTGAAATAAGTTCCTTGTCGATCTCGTCGATGTAGTCCGAATTCTTGTTCACGTTCGGTCCGAGCTTCTCGATCACGCTGTCCAGAAATTCCTTTCCGATCTTTTTATCCTTGACCATGGACTCGATGCCCGTGGCGAAATTATCCATCATCTCATTGGAGCTTCCCAAAATCTGCTGGTACGAAAGCAGTGTAGGGGTGGACATGTCTTTGATTTTTCTACTCATTTTCTTCTGTATAAAGTTCTTTAAATAATTTTCCGTTACAGGGATAAATTTCTCCATCTACCTGAGTTATAAGCATATCTCCTTTTTTGAATTCAGAGGTGCCTTGATGTGTAGGTATTAGATAACACTCGTCATTTTCGTGAGTTACAGAATATCCATTATAATCAAAAGACCAAGGCATCCCATCTACAAGATGTTCAGCGTTATCTTTTCCATATTGTACAAACTCTTCAAAAGTAATTGCATCAATCACTACTGGTTTCTTTTTAAATTTTGCCATTATTCTTATATTTTTAATTATCATTAGGATTTGGACAATATTTGTCCAAATGTTCGTTTATATTGATGTCACTTTCAGTTCGCTGCTCTTTTTAAAATGCTTATGAAAATAGGCCCCGATGCTCGGGGAATCTATCATTGTTTCGAATTTCTTTTGCTCCACGGGCGTATATGAATACACGCTGTTGTTGCTTTTAAAATTCACGTACATCATTTTGATGCTTGGTACATAAGCTACCTCCTGTATCTGTGAGCTATTTTTCACTTCTACGACAATAGCATCCGGTGGCAATAAAGCCTTCTTTTTGATTGTGCTCATTATTCTTCGTGGGGGTTATAAGATTTGGTATTCACCACCAGGCATTCCGTGGTCAGCATCATTCCGGCAATCGAAGCAGCATTTTCCAAAGCCACCCGTGTTACCTTCACAGGGTCCATAATGCCCGCATCGATCATATTGAGCTGAACACCTCGATTTTTTGCATCAAAGCCTGTATTGAATTCTCTTTCGCATTCTTCAATAACTTCTTCATTAAGATTTATTCCTACGTTCTCCAATATCTGGAAGAACGGTTCCCGGATAGCTTTAAAGACAATTTCTGCGCCATAGGCGATACTCTCATTTCCTGATTTTGAATCAAAATCCAGCTTGGAAAGTGACAGCAATGCAGCTCCACCTCCGGGGATCACCCCTTCCTGATAAGCTGCCTTGATCGCATAAAGCGCATCTTGGATCCTCGCTTGTTTCTCGGTATATTCAGTATCGCTCCTTGCACCGATGAAGATAGCAGCGATACCATCCGTAAGCCTTGATATCCTCGCTTGCAACAAAGATATCTCATAAGGGGTCTTGGCATTGATCACCTCTTCCCGAAGCTTGTTCGCCCTTCCCTCGATCGCCTTCTCGATATCACTGGCAACAGCCTCATCGACGAAAGCCTCCTTGAAAGCGGTGGTTTGTTCTCCTACCGTGATTTCCAGACATTGTGGGATATGCCCCATAATATCTTCGTGGGCAAGCTTGTCAAACTCTAATCCCTCGTTCTCGATGAACGGTTGTTTCCCAAGGATCACTCCCAGATCTCTCAGCAGTTCCTCTTGTTCGTTCCCGAAACCCGGTGCCCTGCATACGCATACATTGATGCGCTTCCTTGCGGCTTCCTCGGCAAGCATCGCAAGGATATGTGGGTCGATCTCCTTGCAGATGATCATCAGCGAGAGGTCGTGCTCCGCAATATGTGATAACAAGAAGTCCATATTGTCAGATACATCACTGACCCTGGTGTTGGTCATAAACACATACGGTTCCTTCAATACGGCCGTATCGGTTTCATAGTCGTTCACAAAGGCCCTTGACCGGTACCCCATAGGTAATACCATCCCTTCGATGGTTTCCAGATAGGTATCATACGTACGTGATCGTGCTATCCTTGCAATCCCCTGGTTCTTGGCTACCTGAAAGGCATCAAATACAATGTCCGCACATTCCTCATCGTAGTTGGAGGCTATCAGTGCCACCTGTTTCAGCTTGGCATCATCATCCTTGATGATCACCGCACGTTTATGCAGCTGCTCCACGACAATCAATACAGCCTCGTCAATCCCTCTTTTTATATCAAGTAGGTTGAGGTGCGTTGGGAATTCCACACCTCTTGCAAGGATAGCTTCTCCCAAGATCGTAGCGGTACTGGTACCATCTCCAGCTTTCATATCCGCATTGTTGGCGATGTCCTGCATCGACTCGATGGCGACCATCTCAAAGGGGTCTTCACTCCCAATCTGTCCGGCTACCGTGACCCCATCCTTGGTGGAGAATGGCCTACGCTCAAACTCGTTCCGGATAAGGGCGTTCCGGCCACTCGGTCCTAATGTTACTTTTACTGCTCTCGCGATAAGACTAACGCCAGACAGCAGTTTCCGTCTGGCATCGTCTCCATATAAGGTTTTTATCATATTATACTTTTAAAGATCCTAAGATTACACCCAAAGCAAATCTTGCTTCGGTCGCGTTTATCCACGCCTGGGTTCTGGAAATTGCAAATTCACGGGTATAATCAAAGTTGTTTATTTCCTCAATGAATTTAATGACCGAAAGAAGCTCTTCACGCAATCCGATCACTGCAACCTCCGCATTGACATTATTGAACGCTACGCACTCCGCTTTGAAGCCGTGGCTATCATCGTGCTCGGCAGTAGCAGGAATGTCTTTACGAGTCTTGATTTCCGCTTCCTTTGCATACGGGTTCTCTGCATTCAATTGCCCAAGGCAGCTTCCCAACCACGCTTTTGTCAAAAAGAAAGAGCGCTCCGGGGTCTCGTTGATCATCATATGATGCTGTAGCTTGCAAAGCATTCTGTCAACGGCCAACCGCTTTTCCTTGATGTCCACAACAACCTTTTCAATCGCTGCTTTCTCCCTTGCTTCCCTTTCCTCATCTTCTTTCTTCCACAAGGCAATCTCTTCCTCTGTGGCCGGTCTAGCAGGACCGTTTGACAGGTCTTTAGGGAATTCTTCATTGCTACTTCCTTCTTGATTCAACCCATCAATATACTCACGGATAGCTTTCTTTTGTTCCGGTGTCTGTTCTTCATCACGAACATTATTAGATCGGAGAAGTTGTTCTGCCCTATCTACTATAATCTCCATAGCACCCTTACGATTGTTGTCCCGGGCCTCAATCTCTGTAAGCTCGTTAAGCTTATTAATATCATCGATCTTGTCAACCTCAATCTTGAAGTCTTTTAAATTCCCATCTTGGATCTGCTCCAAGCGATTGTCGGTCTTCACCGTTTTCTTTGCTGTTGTGTCTGAAATAACTTTCTTTTTTGCCATCTTAAAATATTTAATTGATTAATAATTATTGATATTCGATTGAAACAATATAACATACGCCTCATTGACCACGTGGTACTCCCCGATCTCAGGCAATTCGATCACGGGACACACGTCCTTCAGGTAATACACCAGCATCCCAACCCTGTCCTGATGCCCCGGCTGTGCTTTTTGGATCTTCCCGACAAAACAATTCTCCACCTCCCGTAACTTGGAACTGAACTTGTTGCTGTCCTTCTTCCGAAAGAAATTTGGCAAGTGCTCCACCAAATAATCCCCCTTCTTCAATACAATAGTCTGTAACTTATCTTCTTCCATATATACTCGTTTTAATTGATTTTATTCCACAAAAAAGCCCGCAACATCCTGCGAGCATATAACCCCATATACTACCACCACTACCACAAACACCAAAGGGCAATAACAATCCCAATAGCCATAACAATAAGAAAATAGACAATAACAATAATATCATACCTGTAATCTCTCCAACTCCTTCCCATACACATAACCTTCTCTCATCTTCTCCGGGGGGATTTCTGTTAATAATTTATTTTATATCATACGCATTGAACACCCTGCTCTCAGGAGCCAACTCCCAATCAGCATAATCGTCAATATCCACGCCAGTAGAAGTAATCGTTCTACTGTACCGCAACTTACGCTCATTAAGCTCCGAAAATGTTTTTACAATGATATCGCCCATTACCTCTTGTGTCTTAGTTCGAAACTTTTCTATATCAGTTATAAGCGCCTTATCCCAATCAGATATGCCACCAGAGGGCTTATCGCAATCACAACAGCATATAACACCATCCGCTCGGACAGTCGTGTGTATCGGTGGCTTACAAGTGCATCTTTGTTTTTCCATTTCACGAATATATAACATTCCGTCAATATGTCGCAACCATCTACCAACTTATTTATAAAAATAAATCCCGAGAGGCCCCGGGATCTATGTTATCAACCAGTCTGTGGGATTCGAACCCATTACCATCGTGTACCTCGATGAGCCATTACCTGTCGGACTCTCCAACCAATTGACCTTGTACAGAGGGCAGGAGTCGAACCTACAAAATGGGGTTACCAGCTTATAACCTATTCCACACGAGTATCTCGCTCGGCTACCAATTTCGACACCTCTGCAAATACAAACATACGTCATTATGTCGAACAATCCGCATTGGCAGAAAAATAAAAAATTTTGCAGCAGATGTGTCTGCAATATGAACAAACAACCTGATACCAAAAAATAAAAAATTTCTAGCAGCTGTGGCGATTGGTGGCTAATAGTAAAAAACCCCCAACCTTTAATCAAAGTTTGGGGTACCCCCCATCTAATTTAAAGTATGAAAAAAGAGAGTCCGTCTTGGACTGTCCTTGCAATCCCTTAAACATATACATGATGGGA